GTGGTAAATGTTAATAAGCTCAAAGGGGCCATTGTTGAACACGGCATGAATATTGAAATTCTCGCCGATAAAATCGGCATGGATAAAAGCACGTTTTATCGTCGTGTGCAGGCGAATGGAGACACTTTCACGCTTAAGGAAGCCAGCGATATCGTCTCGGCTCTAGGTTTAACCGCTGAGGAAGGCACGCAAATTTTTTTTGCCAAAGAAATCGCATAAACGCGACTTTCGATAAGGAGGTGCAGCATGGAAGAAAACAAAATTCAAATATTTAATAATCCCCAGTTTGGACAACTCCGTACTCTTGAGATTGATGGCGAGCTGTGGTTTGCGGGTAAAGACGCTGCCGTTGCGCTTGGGTATGCAAAACCGGAAAACGCACTTGCGGCTCATGTTGATATAGAAGATAAAACCACAACCCTAATTCAGGGTGGTGGTTCTAACTACAAAAGCAAAACAACCATCATCAACGAATCCGGCCTTTATTCCCTTATTATGTCCAGTAAGCTACCGTCTGCCAAGCAGTTTAAGCGCTGGATTACATCTGAAGTATTACCCAGCATCCGTAAAACTGGCGGATACGTAAAACCCGAATCCGTACAGTTGAGCGGCCCCATCAGCCCACGGCCAAAGTTTCTCAATCAAAGCGCTGCGGAAATGATAGCCGAGGCAAAAATCTGTGATTCCCGTGTTTCCTTGGCAAATCAATGGCTGACACTGTTCCAAATCGCCACTGACCCAGAGATCAAAGAAACTTGCATGCTAAAAGCCGCATCCGTGCTGAACGGCGGCATGGACATTACATCAAAGCCATCAAACCCGACGACCTTGTCCTCTGGCGAAAACACGGCATCGGCAATGTCAGTTTCGCAGGGCGACCACGAGCTGCTGAACGCCCGTCAGGTCAGCGAGCTCATCGGCATCGCACCGCAGCGTATCGGAAGACTTGCAAATCTAAATAATCTGAAAACCGATGAATATGGCGCATGGTTGGAATACGATGGCCCGTTTGGTAAAAAACGCAGATTTTTATATAACCGCAAAGGCGTTGAACACCTGCGTGAAATCACTCAAAAATAGTACATCCAACAGAGAGGTACAGCATGGAAAGCATCACAATCGACTTTGATAGAATCCCGGAAAAAGAAAAGCGAGTTCTGGGTGACACGCTCTTTACGGCCTGCAAGGCGTTCTATGAGAATCCTGACAACCTCGCCCGGTACAACGCATGGAAAGCAAAGAGGGAGGCCGCTCATGTATAAGATCGTGAACCTCGCGGGGCGCATATCGCTTTTCTTTGTAATTCAGGTCGCTATGTACTACGCCATGTTTGACCCGCTTCTCCGTATCTGCTTTGATTTCCCCATCAACCCATTGATGTTCAGCGCATCGTGGGCGCTCCTGATTGTCGCCGCCATCATCGACGCTACGATTCTCCCCGTTTTCAATTACGACAAGGGCAATGATGCCCACGTCAAATAAATTTTGGAGGTAACAAACCATGATCGAACTGAAAGTGACCGTTGACGCTCCTGAACTGAGCGCCGCCATCAACCATCTGGCTGAGGCCATCGAAAGCAAGGGCACTGATGCCCCCGCCTCCCCGGCAAAAAACTCCCGCGGCAAGAAAGCTGCTGCCAAAACTGCCCCGGACGCACCTGCGGTTTCTGCTCCTGCCCCGTCTGAGCCTGTCACTCTCCCGACCCCCGTTGAACAGCCGCCTGTGACCGTTCAGCCTGTGCAGACCCCCGTCATCACCCCTGCACAGCAGCCCGCTCCCGCCGCCCCCGTGGCCGCGCCTATGATGCCCCAGCCCGTTGCAACGGCTACTCCCGTGATGACCCCGCCTGCTGCTCCTGTGGCCCAGCAGTTCATCCCTCAGCCTACCGCTGCACCTGCTCCCGCTCCCGTCGCTCCGGCGCAGCCTCAGCAGAGCAGCGTCACCCTTGAGCAGATCATCAATGCCGCCATGCCGCTGATGAACAGCAACCCCGCATTTGCTATGCAGTTGCAGGGCATCCTCGCAAAATACGGCGTTCAGGCCGTCACGCAGATTCCTAAAGAGTATCTGCCCAATGTGGCTGCTGATCTCACCGCCCTCGGCGCAAAGTTTTAAGGGTGCTGAGATGACGGCGTGGGAATATGACGCCATGCAGGCGCTGCTAACTCGCAAGGCCCAGAACAACCCGCACAGCGGAAAACGCGCCGAGGGGTATATGGACGGGATTCACGCGGCGAAAAGTATTCTTCACGCTTTTTATCAACAGCAAGAAAAGGAGAAAGCAAATGGCAAGCCCTGAGATTCATGCCAAGTGCGGCGCATCCAATGCGCACCGCTATCTGGTCTGTACCGCGTCGCCCACGTTTGAGGCGCAATTCCCGGCCAGTACGAGCGTCTATGCCGAGGAGGGTACACTGGCGCATAGCATTTGTGAACTGTTCGTCAAAACTCGCGGCGACGTGGACGCGATGGCTGAGGAGCTGCGTCCCCTGCAGCGGAACAAGCTCTATCAGCCCGAAATGCTGACCTGTGCCAAGGTTTACTGCGACTGGATTATGGAAAAGGCACTGGGCTACACCAATCCTCCGGCGATTATGACGGAGCAGCAGGTTGACTTTTCTGATGTCGTGCCGGATGGTTTTGGTACTTGCGATTGTGTGATGATCGGCGATGACACGCTGAACATTTTTGACTATAAACACGGCAAGGGTGTCCGTGTGGATGCCGTGGGCAATCCGCAGATGCGGCTTTACGCCCTCGGTGCCCTTGCAAAGTACCGGCCCTTGTACGGTGACACCATCAAAAAGGTGCGCATGACCATTATCCAGCCCCGAATCAGCGCCGACCCGTCTGAGGATGAGATGACCGTGGATGACCTGCTGGCGTGGGGCACTGAAATCCATCCTCTCGCCATGGAGGCGTTCAACGGCCCCGGCGTATTTGTGCCCGGCGAACACTGCAAATTTTGCCGGGGTAAGGCAAAATGCCGCGCCCGTGCCAACATCAACACGGCGCTGGAAGATTTCGCCGCGTGTGTACCTATGGGCCGCGTCCCCGCCGATGAACCGAAAGACAACATCACGCGCCGCGCGATGGGCCTGCAAAAAGCGTTGACCGATGAAGAAATCGGTCAACTGCTGACACGCGGTCAGTTTTTGGTGAGCTGGTATGACGATCTCAAAGCCTATGCCCAGCAGACCATCCTTGACGGCGGTGAAATTCCCGGATGGAAAGTCGTTGCAGGCCGTAGCGTCCGCGCGTTTCATGACACCGATGCCGCGTTCCAAACGCTTATCAAGGCAGGCTACGATGAGGCCATGCTTTATGACCGCAAGCCCGTTTCTCTGTCCGAACTGGAAAAGCGGCTCGGCAAGAAAAAATTTGCTGAACTGCTGGCCGACCAGATTGACCGCCCGATGGGCAAGCCGACGTTGGTTGACGAATCTGACAAGCGCGAACCGTACAACAGTGCCGCCGCTGATTTTGGAGGGGTTTAACCAATGTTCGACGATTACGACCATATCACAATCAGCTATCACCATCGGGACGATGGCTGGTTTGAGATGGAGCTATATCTGCCGCTGTTGGTTGACTGCCCCAAAAATAAGATGCCTGCCATCCTCTCCCAATTCGTCAAGGACGAAAAGTGCGAGGATAAGGCCAAAAAGCTGCTGGCCTACTGGGAGCGGCAGCGCGATAAGTACGAGCGTGACCGTAAGGATGCAGCAGATGCCTATGTGAACATCTCTACTGAGGTAGCAGACCTGCAAACCGTCATCCGCACCAAAAAGCACCCTGTCGGCACTCGACTGTCCAATGCCGAATTGCAGGATGCTAAAAAGCAACTTGCAAGCAAAAAAGCTCTTAAAAAGCGCACCTACGACACTTTGAAATTCAGCTATGACCGCAAAACACGGCTGGACTTCTTTATCGAGATGCTGAAATGTCACCCCAAATTACAATGGGTTTTCAATTCTGAGGAGGTACAGAAATGAAAGTTGAGAAAAATAGCCCTCTGGCCCAAATGCTCTTGAAACTGGCCGCTGAGCATGACACGAAACTGCGCGAGGCTATTCGCAACGGCGAAGTTGAGGGCGTGAACATTATCGCTGTCGGCGGTGCACCCGATGGCGAAATCAAAGAACTGCTGGAATCTCTCGCCAAAGACGAGGATGACTGCAAGAATTGCGAAAACCGTGATGGGTGCGAGGAAGCCAAAACAGCTACACCCTGCAAGGATGCCGAGGACGCGGACGATGACATCAGTATTGTTGATGAAATCCGCAGTATCGCCAACGACCCGGACATTCCTGAGAGCATCGCGGCCCCGGCCCGCGTTGTTTTGGCGGCTGCTGAACTCATGGACATCTTGAATCCTGTCCCGCGCATGGTTTCTCCGAAACGGATGCGCCCGTACACTGCCCGCCGTGCGGCAATGCTTGCCGATGTCAGCGCCGCCATCCGCCGCGCTCAAACCGACATCCTCGATGCCATGCACCGCTACCCCGAATTTGCCGAAATCACCGATGCCTATTTCGATGATAGCGACGAAGAAAATACAACTGAAATCGAATAAGAAAGGAAATGTGTCATGTATAACAACGATGCACAGAGATGTTTGACCGGCGAAGTTCGCCTGTCCTATGTCAGCCTCGACAAGCCCCGTCAGCCGCAGGGCGGCGTGGGTGATGCCAAGTACAGCGCCACGCTGTTGATTCCTAAGACCGACACCGCCACTATCGCCGACTTCCGCAGTGCCATTCAGGCGGCGGCACAGGTCGGCGCGGGGACGCTGTGGGGCGGCATTATCCCGCCGAATCTGGATTCCATCATCCACGACGGCGACGGTGTGCGCCCCAGCGGCATCCCGTTCGGCGATGAATGTCACGGCTGCTGGGTCATCACCGCCAGCACCAAAAACAAGCCGCAGGTCGTCGGGCAGGACAACATCAATGTCGAACTGGCCCCGCAAGACATCTACAGCGGTATGTACGCCCGTGTGACTGTCCGATTCTATCCTTTTAACACCGCTGGCAAGCGCGGCGTTGGTTGTGGGCTGGGCAATGTGATGAAAACCCGTGACGGTGAGCCGCTGTCTGGCGGTGCATCTGCCGCATCTGATTTCGCCGGTGTCGGCAATGCCGTGGCTCCTGCCGCTGCTCCTATGCAGCAGGGCTGGCCGCAGGCAACCCCTATGCCGACTGCCGCTCCGGCTGCGCCCGCGTACCAGCAGCCTTACTCCGCGCCTGCCGCGAACCCGGCACCGTGGAACGGCGCTACACAGATGTATGCTTCTGGCGGCGCTGTGAATCCGCTGACCGGGAATCCGATGTAACACTTCCCCGTAGGGTACTTGATGCCCTATTTGACCCAGCTACCACGCTTTTCGGCAGGGTACTGGTAATTAAATAACCATCCACCTCTTTCTATACCGGAGGGGCCGCGGCCCCTCCTCTCATGTACTCGGATAGCTCAACGGTAGAGCAAGCGCGCGATGTCGGTTCAAGTCCGGCTCCGGGGCAGAAACCAAGAGGAAATCTAAGCCCGTACATAAAGGAAAGGAACTTACAAATGAGCTTTGCAACTTTGCGTAAAACCGTCTGCACCGATATTGACATCGGCACTGCCCTGAAAGAAATCACGTCCAATCCGCACATTGGCGATGCGCTGGCATTTGACTTGCTGGATGGCCGTCGCATTGAGTGCGCCGTCACTGACATCGACGATAAGGCCATCCGCTTTGATTCCGTGGATTGCCTCGGTGACGACATGACCTATTGTAAGGTCGAAAAATGGCTTGACCGCATCGATCATCTGCTACCCGATGAACTGCGCAAGGCTATCGTCGATACCGAACGCAAGCATACTATCAACGGCAAGAAAATTAGTCGTCTTGAACGCCTGTTCCTGCCTGCCGCGTCTGAACTGTTCAGCGGTGACAGTGTTCTCGGTGATGAGAATCTGTATAAGCAGATGGATTGGTACAAAGACCGTCGGCATCGCATGAAAATGGATGAACACAACGGCGATTCTACTGCCTATTGGACATCTTCTCAGCGCTCCGGCAGCTCCTCCTACTTCTGCTATGTGTACAACTACGGCAGTGCGTACACCGACTACGCCTCCCTCACGTGGCTGTCCGCGCCCGTCTGCTTCCGTATCCGTAAATCGTAATTATCCCCGCGCCCCTTGTGGGCGCGGTCTACGCGGATTCCCTTATATAAAGGAAAGGAAATGCCCAGATGATCTATAAAGTGACCCTCTTAAAAGATACCCCTACCCTCAAGGCGGGCGCGATGTGGGTATATTTCACTGAAAATGGAAAGCCGGATTTTGCAAACCAGATTGACCCAAAGACCTTTGAAGTTCTGTATGACGAGGAATTGATGCCGGATGGAATCCTTGATAACCCCGAATGGGCAAAAGTCGAGCCATTCTATGAAAAGCTCGACGATTTGAGATGTCCTATTTGCGGCGAAACGCGCGGTCATCTCATGGTGTGGCCCTTTTCCTATACGGATTCTGACGGGGATAGATGTCTTGCCGCCAGTGCAAAGATGGAATATGCCTGCGGCCACATCCGAATGTTAGAAAAAGGGAGGTAAAAGTAGCCATGAGTGAACAGCTACACCATCTAAGTATTGACCTTGAAACCTACAGCGAGGTCAACATTGGTAAGGCGGGGGCGTATCGGTATATTCTCGATCCGTCTTTTGAAATTCTGCTTTTTGCGTACAGCCTCGACGGGATGCCCGTTGAGTGTATCGATGTGGCAAGCGGTCAGGTCATCCCCCTTTGGCTGAAAAGTGCCATCAAGAATCCCCTGTACATCAAACACGCCTACAATGCGGCTTTCGAGTGGTTTGCCCTCAGTAAATATCTGGGCCTGCTACCGCCCGATCAGTGGCGTGATACGATGCTCCACGCGCTCTACTGCGGCTACCCGGCATCTCTGGACGCGGCGGGCAGGGCGATGGGTCTGCCCGAAGATAAGAAAAAGTTGACGACGGGCAAGGCCCTTATCCGCTATTTCTGCGTTCCCTGCAAGCCCTCCAATGCCAACGGAAACCGCACTCGCAATCTTCCTCGGCACGACCCCGCCAAATGGGCGCTGTTCAAAGAGTACAACGGGCAGGATGTTGTCACCGAAATGGAGATTGAACGCCGCCTGTCGGCATTCCCCGTACCTGCGTTCGTTCAAAAGCAATGGGAAACCGACCTGTTGATGAACGCGCGGGGCGTGGCCGCTGACATGGAAATGGTGAGCGGCGCTCTCGTCATCGGCGCCACGGTCAAAAGCCAGTTGATGGCAGAGGCCCGTCAGCTCTCCGGGCTGGACAACCCCAACTCCATCAAGCAGCTTGCCCAATGGCTGACCGATGCCACGGACAGCGACGCAGAAATTACCAGCGTCACCAAAGAAACCGTCGCCACGATGCTGAAACAGCCGCAACCCGCCAATGTGCAGCGGATGCTCGAAATTCGGCAGGAACTCGGCAAGACCAGCACCAAAAAATATGATGCGCTGGAAACCTGCATCGCAGATGATGGCCGCGTCCGTGGCCTGCTCCAATTCTACGGGGCGAACCGCACCGGGCGCTGGGCGGGCCGTCTGGTACAGGTGCAGAACCTCCCCCGCACCTATACCCACCCCCTGCCCCCGGCGCGTCAGCTCGTCAAAGATCGCAATATTGACGGTCTGCGGCTGATGTACGGCAGTATCAATGATACGCTGTCGCAGCTTATCCGCACAGCCTTTGTAGCGACTCCCGGCAATGTTCTGATCGATGCCGACTTCTCGGCCATTGAGGCCCGCGTCATTTCGTGGCTGGCGGGGCAGGAATGGCGGCTTGAAGTTTTCCGCACCCACGGCAAAATCTATGAAGCGTCGGCATCGCAGATGTTCCATGTGCCCATCGAAAAAATCAAAAAGGGCAACCCCGAATACGCTCTGCGCCAGCGCGGCAAAGTTGCAGAACTGGCCCTTGGCTATCAGGGCGGTGTCAGTGCGATGCGCCGCATGGACACCGGGCACAACCTTGACGACCTCTCCGATGATGAAGTCAAGGGCATTGTGGACAGATGGCGCGAAACAAATTCGATGATACGCGATTTGTGGAACATCGTTGATTCTGCCGCCGTCACCGTCATCACCAACGGCGGCGCACAGACCATCCGCTCCGAAACTACCGATGCCGTAATCACTCTGGCTTGTGAACTGGACGTCATCACCGGCACTCGGTACATGACGATTCTGCTGCCATCCGGGCGCAAGCTGTACTACCCGTCCCCAGAAATCGGCGTAAACCGCTGGGGCAATCCCTCGGTCAGCTATATGGGTCAGAATCAGACGACCAAACGATGGGAGAGGGTTGAAACCTACGGCGGTAAGCTCGTGGAGAACATCGTGCAGGCCATCGCCCGTGATTGTCTGGCAATCGCCATTGAAAATCTGGAGGCGCAAGGGCTACACGTTGTATTCCACATCCATGATGAAGTCGTCATCGACACTCCCGCATGGGCCGATGAGGACACGATGCTGGAAACCGTCACAAAAATAATGACAAAGCCTATCCCATGGGCGCAGATGCTCCCCCTCAACGCGGATGGCTGGGTCGATAAATACTTCAAAAAGGACTGATTGCCGTATGAAAGCGTTGATTCATCTTGACCAGAACGGCAAAAAGGTCATGGAACGGCGCGTCCATGAGGCTGTTATGAAAGAACGCGCCGACATCAGTACCCGCGCTCAGTACGTTTGGGCGCTGTCCATGCTCCAATGTGGTCTTTCCCCGCGAACCGTCCAGCGTGTCGTCAATCATTTTGATGCTGTCGTGGACAAGTACATGGAATACCAGACCGAGGATTTAGGCGACCTGTTCATGCGCTCGATGCTTCACGATTCGGGCGTCGAGGTCAAGGCGACAAGCCGAGAAAGGAAACGTAAAAGAAGATGAGCAAGGTACAAATCACCGCCTTTACCGGCGAATACCACTTTTTGAGCAACTACTGCGCCTGCCCCGTCACTCTTGATGGGCTGACTTATCGGAGCGCTGAGGCTGCTTTTCAGGCGGCAAAATGCAATGTTCCGATTGACCGCGCGGCGTTCTGCACTGTCCCGCCCAATGTGGCAAAAGCCATCGGGCGCAAAATCAAACTGCGAAAGGGATGGGAGAAAGAGCGTGACGGCATCATGGCTGATGTCATCCATGCGAAATTTTCCCAAAATCCCGCCCTTGCACAGGCTCTTATCGACACCGGCGATGCCGAACTGATCGAGGGTAACACGTGGAACGACAACTACTGGGGCGTTTGCGGATGCGCCCGCTGCCGTAGTGAGGGCACTAAGGGGCTGAATAAGCTGGGGCATATTTTGATGGCCGAGCGCAAAGCACTGATGGCTACACACGCTGCCGCCGTTACTGAGGAGGCTTGACGATGGTACATCTTGGCGACATTACCAAAATGAGCGGGTACACCATCCCGCCCGTGGATGTCATAACATTCGGATCACCGTGTCAAGACCTTTCCATCGCCGGGAAAAGGGCCGGTATGGCCGGAGAACGATCCGGGCTGTTCTCTGAGGCCGTCCGCATCATCCGCGAAATGAGATACGCCACTTTTGGCGCGTACCCCAAATACGCTGTCTGGGAGAATGTTCCCGGCGCGTTCAGTTCAAACAAAGGAGAAGATTTTCATGCCGTCCTGCAAAGCCTCTGTCGGGTCATCGACCCCGACGCTGTTATTCCTAGACCTACGGACGCACGGGGGGGGGATTAAATGGCCCCGCGCCGGAGCCGTTCTGGCAGACCACTACTCGCTGGCGTGGCGAACTATGGATGCCCAGTACTGGGGCGTTCCCCAACGTCGCTTGCGCATCTCGCTTGTCCTCGATCTTACAGGTGGGCGTGCCGGAGAAATACTATTTGAGCCGGAAAGCCTGCGAGGGCATTTTGCGCCGGGCATCACGCCGGGGCAAGCAACTGCCGGAACTGTTGAAAATGGCGCTGGAACAGCAGATCGAGCGTTCACTCTGAAAATCCGCTCTGGGTGTGAGGGCGGCGGCAAATGGGCGCTGGTGCAGACCGAAAAAAGCGCAACTCTCTCTACGTTGCAAGATCAAACGCTCTTTGTGGCCGAACCGCCAAAGGCGTACAGTTTTGACAGTTTGGCGTCCAATTCCATGAAATCCAGCAACCCGCAAAGCGGGTGCCGCGAGGTTGAAATCGCAAAGACCCTTGACACCTCACTGCCTGACCCCGCAAAGAATCAGGGCGGCATCGCTATTGTCGAACCGACATTCTGTATTCAGGGCAACACGATTGACCGCGCAGACACGGCGGGCGCAAACGGCACCGGTGTCAAAGAGGATGTCTGTTACACCTTGAATACGATTGATCGTCCTGCCGTTGCTTTCGCGCTTGACTGCCGCAATATGACCGCCAATGAAGAACTGTCCGCAACCTTGCAAGCAAAAGGCAACGGTGGACAAAGCCTCAACTACATCAATCCCGTAGCCGAGCCACTTATCTATGATGCGCGGGGCAACGGCGACGGCACGACATCCCCTACCATGACCGGCGACCACAACAGCCGCGTCACCGACTATACGGCCATCACATTACAGGGCGATACCGTAGCAGGTGCGCTATTGGCCCGCGATTATAAGGGTCCCGGCAGGGCAGATTCCCTCGGTAGAGTAATCGCCCAGCCCGTAGGTGCAGACCTATATAACGGTACTCTAACGGGTGATAAGGCTGTAACTCTGACGACTGCCGCCGGGCAGGGCGGAGCTGACACGGGGCCATCGGTGATTGAAAAAATCATCCGCTGGATTGTGCGGCGGCTAACCCCTACCGAGTGTGAGCGCCTGCAGGGCTATCCCGATGGGTGGACAGACCTCGGAGAGTGGATAGACAGCAAGGGCAAGACCCATAAGGACGCTGACACGCCCCGATATAAGGCGCTGGGCAATTCCATCGCACTGCCGCAGTGGTACTACGTTCTCGGCGGCATCTCTGACCGTCTGCCGGATAATGCCACCCTTGGTAGTCTATTCGATGGCATCGGCGGTTTCCCGTATGTGTGGGCACAGCTACACGCTGGACGCAAGGAGTTATGCGTTTGGGCCTCGGAGATTGAGGAGTTTCCCATCGCGGTTACGAAGAAATGGTTCCCGGAGGTAGAGGATGGAAAATTATTCTGATTTCGTTGTTCACAAGTCGGAGCGGGCAGTACATACCGACAGCATCGTTCTGACCGTGAACAATCTCAACGACAAGCTGTACGACTTTCAAAAAGACATCGTGCGGTGGGCGCTGGCAAAGGGCCGCGCCGCTATTTTTGCCGATTGCGGCCTTGGCAAGACCGCGATGCAGCTTGAATGGGCGCATCGGGTGTGTGTGCATACAGGTGGAAACGCCCTCATTGTGGCGCCGCTGACCGTTTCCCCTCAGACCGTGGGCGAAGGCTTGAAATTCGGAGTGCCCGTCACCCTCTGCGAAACCGCCGACGATATTCAGCCCGGCGTGAACATTACCAACTATGAAAAGCTGGACAAATTCGCCGGGGTGCATTTCTCTGCCGTAGTGCTGGATGAATCCAGCATCCTGAAATCCTTTACGGGCAAGGTGCGCAATCAGATCATCGACTTTTTCTCGGATACGCCGTTCAGGCTGGCCTGCACCGCCACCCCCGCGCCCAATGACTTTATGGAGCTTGGCAATCACGCGGAATTTTTGGGCATCATGTCCTACTCTGAGATGCTGTCCATGTTCTTTGTCCATGACGGCGGGCAGACCTCCAAATGGCGGCTCAAAGGTCACGCTGAGGATGTTTTTTGGCAATGGCTGGGTAGTTGGGCTGTGGTTATGAACAGCCCCGCAGACCTCGGCTACGATCTGCCGGGGTACGACCTCCCGCCGCTGAGGGTGCACGAGGTCATCGTGGACGGAGATGCACCGATTACCGAGAGCATGACGCTGACGCAGCGGCGCGAGGCCAGACGGGCTACACTCGCAGAACGGTGCCAAGCGGCGGCTGATCTGGTGAATGGCGATCCCGGCGAACAGTGGCTCGTGTGGTGCGACCTCAATTCGGAGAGTGAAGCACTGGCGCACGGCATCCCCGATGCGGTAGAGGTCAAGGGTAGCGATAAGGCATCGCTGAAAAGCTCTCGCCTGCTTAGTTTTTCAATGGGGCTTAACCGGGCGCTTGTCACAAAGCCCTCTATCGCCGGATTCGGCATGAACTGGCAGAACTGCCACAAGATGATTTTTGTCGGTCTGTCCGACAGTTATGAGCAATATTATCAGGCCGTGCGGCGCTGCTGGCGTTTTGGGCAGTCTGAGCCGGTGGACGTGTACATCGTTATCAGTGCCCGCGAGGGTGCGGTCAAGGCCAATATTGAGCGTAAGCAGGCCGATTGCGATAAGATGCGGGCGGCGATGGGCGAACAGACCCGCGAAATCGTCAAAAAGCAGTTGCAAAGCACCTGCCGCCTGACAACGCCCTATGAACCGCAAACGACTATGACACTGCCTGCATGGGAGGAATTTAGACATGAATGTGCTTAACCAGTTGATCGACAGCGCACAGCGCTGGGCAATGTATCAGGGGGATTGCGTGGAAACCATGCGCGGCATCCCCGATAACAGCGTCCACTACTCCATCTTTTCCCCGCCATTCGCCAGCCTGTACACCTACTCCAACAGTGACCGGGATATGGGCAACAGCAGCGACGGCGCGGAGTTCGCACAGCATTTCGGCTACCTCGTGGCGGAGCTGTACCGGGTCATCATGCCGGGGCGGCTGGTATCTATCCACTGCATGAATCTGCCCGCCATGAAATCCCGTGACGGCTTTATCGGCATCAAGGATTTTCGCGGTGACATTATCCGCGAGATGACCGAGTATGGGTTCATCTTCCATTCGGAGGTGTGCATCTGGAAAAACCCGGTCACGGAGATGCAGCGCACGAAAGCCCTCGGCTTGCTACACAAGCAGATCCGCAAGGATTCTGCGATGTCGAGGCAGGGGCTGCCTGATTATGTGGTGACATTCCGCAAGCCCGGTGAAAACCCTGAGCCTATCCCCCACGACCATGAATCGTTCCCGGTGGATGTGTGGCAGAAATACGCATCACCGGTCTGGATGGATGTGCGGCAGTCCAACACCTTGCAGCGCAAGAGCGCCCGCGATGAAAAGGATGAAAAGCACATCTGCCCGTTGCAGTTGGATGTAATCGAGCGGTGCATCGACCTGTGGACGAATCCCGGCGACATCGTGCTTGATCCGTTTGCGGGTATCGGTTCTGTGCCCTATCAGGCCGTTCTCATGGGTCGTCGTGGGCTGGGCATCGAACTGAAAGATAGCTACTACGCACAGGCCGTGAAAAACCTTGAGGGCGCGGCCAGTGAGGCCGACAGCCATGAAATCAACACCAATGTGCGCCTGCGCTGCCCCGTGTGCGGCATCAAGGTTGACGGCAAAATCTGCCCGCTGTGCGGTAAGGATTTGATGGCAAAGGAGGAATAGGAGCATGGAACGGACGACAAACTCTGCTGATGCCCGCCGTGCGGCGGATTATCTGTCCAGATACTGTGGCGATTGCGTTGGGTGCGTCAACTGCACTTTTGACAATGGCAATGAGGGGCAGTCCTGCATCATCAACAGCGGATGTTCCCCCGTCAGTTGGGAACTTCCCTCTATCTGGTCAGCACAGGACATCGCACTTGCAAGGGCTATGATGCCGTTTGCAAAAACCATCGTCTGGCCCGTCGAGGTGAATCCTAATCCGAATCACCGCTATTTTAAGGGCGAGGGACAGCGCACCATCCCGTTGCCGACGGGTTCATTTAATAATCTGCGTACCGGTGAGATTATCAATCTTGCCGACATTGTGGGAGGTACAGACGATGCCCGATGACGTTTTGGAAATGATCGGCACGGCGGCACTACTGGAACAGCTTGCCGAGGAATCGGCTGAACTGGCGCAGGCCGCGCTCAAGATGGCCCGCAAGATGCGTAATGAGAACCCCACGCCGAAATCCCGTGCGGATTGCATCGCCAATCTGCAAGAGGAAATCGCGGATGTGGAATTGTGCATCAGCATTTTGCCCGCCGCCCTGTACGACCCCGCCGAGGTCGGCAGGACGATGGCCGCAAAGCATCGGCGGTGGAATGAACGGCTACACGATGAAAAGCTGTGGGAGGTTGACAGCCATGAGGATTGACATTCGGGACAGTAAATACTCCGTCATCTACAACGAAAAGACCGGCGCGGTTGAGGATGTCCTGTGGTGCGGCGAGAGCGCCGAGGATTTGAAAAACCTCAATGTCGTAGCCGATATGGCCCGTGAACTGGCCGTGTATCGGCAGGCAGGCACGGCCATGATTGCCGGGGCGCAGCGCCTCGCATACAGTCGTGGCCCGGAGAAATACTCTTTTTCCGTACTGAGTGAGAAACACAGGCATCTGCACACCGTTGACCGCACTGACGCTGTCGCCCTGCTCATGCAGGCGGGTTCTCTCGCTCTGGGTGAAATGGCTACTCTGCGCGAGTGCAAGGCCAAGATTGCCGCCGCCAACCTGTACCGCGCCATGATTGGCTTTTGAGGTGCGCCGCCATGATGCACTTGAAAATCACCGATGAAATCCGGGAGCACTGTCTGCGCGAGGCAGCGCATGAGGCCCACATCAATGACCGCATTGTCACTTCTTCCCCGCAGACCCTTGCCGAGCGCGGCATGACGATGTTCGGCAGTACCCGCGCCACTCCGCGCATCCGCTCGTACCTCTACTGTGACGCGGTGGATGCCTGTTTCTACTACGCCGGGGCGGTGCCCAGCGTCGTCGTGACCGCCCGCTGGACGGCTGACAGCCCGGACATCGCCGAGGGTTCTAAAAAGTCGCAAATCGCCGCTGAGGTCGTGCGCCGCATGATGACCGCGATGGATAAGGCGATGAAAGCCGAAAAAGACCGCCAATGGGCGGCATACATGGAGGAGCAAAAACTGAAATGAGCCATACGACCACATACGCCGTTGACTTTGACGGCACCCTTTGCGAAAACGCCTACCCTGAAATCGGCGCACCCAACTTGCCCCTGATCGACAAACTCATATCTCGCCGCCGCCTCGGTGCAAAGGTCATTCTGTGGACGTGCCGGGAGGGTGAGCTGCTGACCCGCGCCGTGGAGTTTTGTCGCTGTTACGGTCTGGAATTTGACGCGGTGAATGACAACACCGAGGAATTGAAACGGGCATACGGCACTAACCCGCGTAAAATCGGCGCTGATTACTACATTGACGATAAGGCTATGCCGCCTGATCTTTTTGTGCCATAGGAGGAGTTAAAAATGATTATTCTGATAGCTATCGCAAAAGTTCTCATGGGGCTTTTTGTCATCGCTTTAGTTCTGGCGTTTATCACTGCCATCTTCCTGCTGGGAGCTATTGTGGCAACACTCGGAACAGCTACACAGCCGTTATTCGGGAGAGATCAGGAGGATGACGAGCCGGAGATGGTGAATCACCCTGACCACTACAACCGCCCCGGTCAGAAAGAGTGCATCGTCGAGATGGAGGAGAAGTTCGGGACGAAATATGTGCAGCATTTTTGTCTGTTGAGCCGCTACAAATACTTATACCGCTGCGGGCTGAAAGACGGCACAACGCAGGAATTGTCAAAAGCCGACTGGTATCGAGATAAGTTTCTTTCGCTGGGCGGTGACAGTGATTTGCTGAATATCTTACCTGATAACACAAAAGCATCAGCATACCGCCGCATGGGCGGCAACGCCTGCATCAAAAAGGAGGCCACGAGCCATGAATGTTGAACTGATTGCCTATTCCTCCCCGATGCCGTATCAGTGCGGCACGGCCTGCTACTTCAACACCGTATATAACCCCATGCACATCATTGAGCAGGCCGCGAGTGTGTGCTATGACAGTGAGCCTGATTTTGTCAAATTCAAAATCGCCAAGGGGTGCGCTAAGACTGGGCATCTAAGTGTATATGAGCACGCCTATTTCACGTTCCATGTTAAGGGTATCAGCCGCGCCTGCCTCGCTCAGTTGACCCGGCATCGGCATTTCAGCTTTTCCGTGCGCAGTCAGCGGTATTGCAACGAAAGCCGCTCCGAGCCGGTGTTCCCCGCATCCACCGATGAAGATCAGAACGGCATCATTGCCGATGCTTACGATTACGCATGGGATGCCTATGACCGCTTGATTGAGAACGGCGTGGCAAAGGAGGACGCGCGGACGGTTCTGCCCAATGGCGCACCCACTGAGCTGTACATTTCTGCAAATGCGCGGGCGCTGATTGAGGCCAGTCACCTACGGCTTTGTTCCCGCGCACAGCAAGAAATCCGCAATATGTTTGATTTGATGAAGAAAGAAATTGCCCCCCTGTCCCCTGAAATCGCGGGCATGATGGTTCCGCAGTGTGAAACCAATCCCAAATACCAATTCTGCACTGAGGGCAAATCCTGCGGCAGACATCCCCGGCTGCAGGACGTACTGGCAACAGCTACACTAAAACAACTTGAGGAGGCTGACGAAAAATGAAATGTCTGTATAAAGTACCATTCAGCGGCTTTTTTATGGCCTATGCCGAATCTGCCGAGGAGGCAAAGAAAATGTCCCCCGATGACGGCGAGGTTATCTATTCTGAGCAATCCACGGGCGAGATTGAGGCTTGCCCCGATGGCGTGTCCATCCCGATTGACGACCATCACAGCATGTTTATTAACCCGCCAGACGATGAATTTGACGAGGGCATTTCCGAGGATTGGGAGGATGAGCTGTGAATACTGATATTGTTTGGGGCGGTCTGCTGGTGCTGGGTACTGTCTGCGCTACGATTCAGCACTACATCACCAAAAAGAGCGCTGAATCTGAAATCGCATCCCTGAAAATGCGCCTTGAGTTCGCCAAGCAGGAAACCCGCATCTGGAAAACCACCGCATATCGTCATGCCGATGATCGAAACCACGCCGTCCACATGGCCCAATACTGGCGCAAGCAGGCTCTCAATGAGCATTTTGGTTTTGAGCCGGAAAAGGCAGCCCCGTCCCCTACTGTGGCCGAGGTCGTAAATGAGATGATGCGGTATGATGCTCTGATTCAGGCCGCGGGCTGGGCGCCCGCTAACAGCCCCGCAGAGGCCCCGTCTGAGGGTGAAACAGTCACAACGACAAAGGTATCGGACGAAGCCGAAACTGCCACACAGAGCGCCGCTGTGGGCGCAGAGGAGGGCAACCATAGTGATTGATTTTTCTGTCGATGAACGGGCGTTCAACTCCCGCAACAATCCTTACTACAACGATAAAGGCTATGCTGACCCTACCGCCTATCAAGGCATTGAGGCGGCAGCAACCAGTGAATACCGGGCACGATTCGATGCTATCGCCGCGCTTATCCACACGGTCAAGTACATTTGCGGTCTGGCGGGGTTTGAGGTCGTAGGCCGAATCACCCTGCGTCACAAGCAGAGCGGCGACATCTACAAGTGAGGAGGAAATCTGAGATATGGCTACACCGAATGAAAAAGAGGATGCCGAGGTTTATCCCGTAGTCATCCTCGACCCGAACGGCAACGATTACACAAAGGGCATCGCGGCATGGCTGACGGCCATTGCAAAGCAGAATCCTAAAAATCTGGTGTGCATCGCCCGTGGCATCGACCCCGAAAAGCCGGAGCAGTCCGTGTACACGCTCATGCGGTGGGAAACCAAGGGCATTGAGCTTTCCGAAATTGCCGGATACCTGACATCCGTTGCATCTGAACTGTTCAGCCGTGAACAGCCTAACAGCGAAACCCCATTATAACGATAAAGCGAGGAAAACGGTCATGCAATTCGATAGACAAATTACCATCACCACCGGCGCATCCCGAAACGATCTCAACTGGAAACCTCAGCTGATGACCGTGGCAGAGCTGTATGACCGCCTGCGGAATCCCGTCCGTTCAACGGAAACGCTCGACACATATATGCACCTGCCGAAACCTCAGCAGGACGCCTTAAAGGATGTCGGCGGGTTCGTGGGCGGCTCCCTCAACGGCGGACGACGCAAGGCCAATGCAGTGACCGGGCGTGACCTTGTGACGCTTGACTTCGATAATATCCCCGGCTGGGGCACCGATGAAATCGTGAGCCGCGTGGATGCCATCGGATGCAGCTATGCGATCTACTCCACACGCAAACACTGCCCCAATAAGCCCCGCCTGCGCGTTGTAATCCCCCTTGACCGTACTGCTACCCCCGATGAGTACGAGCCTCTGGCGCGGCGGCTGGCGTGGCTGATCGGTATTGATAAGGCCGACCCTACCACATTTCAGGCGAGCCGCCTCATGTACTGGCCGAGTGCCTGCGTGGATTCGGACTATGTGTTCCGTTGCAAGGATGCGCCGCTGGCATCTGTGGCGTTTCTGCTGGGAACCTACACGGACTGGCGCAACATGGTCGAGTGGCCGCAGGTTCCCGGCGCTGCCCCGAACTACCAAAAGATGGCACTCAAGCAGGGCGACCCGCTGACAAAGCCCGGCATCGTGGGCGCGTTCTGCCGCGCCTATGACATCCGCACGGCGATGGACAAGTTTCTGCCCGGCATCTATACCCCGTGCATTATGGGCAGTGAGGAGCGGTACACCTATACGGGCGGCAGCACGGCGGGCGGCGCTATCATCTACGATAACGGCAAATTCCTGTACAGCCATCACGCTACCGACCCCTGCTCTATGCAGCTTGTGAACGCCTTTGATCTTGTTCGCCTGCACCTGTACGGCGATAAGGACGACAGCGCCCCCGGCAACACCCCGGTCAGCAAGCTCCCGTCTTATAAGGCGATGTGCGAAATGGCGATGCAGGATAGCGCGGTGCAGGCCATCTACAACAAAGAGCAGTTTGCCCAGTTGCAGGCCGACTTTGGCGCTATCGCCCCCATTCCCGGCAGCGGGCCTCAGCAGACCCCCGGCGACAGTGATGACACCGAGCCTGTGCAGGGCGAGGTCATCGGTGATGACGGTCAGCAGGCCGACCCCAACGCATGGCTGGGCTATATCCAGCGCGATGAAAACGGCAAAATCAAGCAGACCATCGACAATGTTCTGCTGATTCTCAACAATGACCCCCGCCTGTGCGGGCGGTTCATGTTGAATGAGTTCAGCGGGCGCGGCGAGGTGCTGTACCCCCTGCCGTGGGACAAAGACCCCGACAAATTCAAGCGGCGGGCATGGGCTGATTCTGACATCAGCGCAATGTACTGGTACATGGAAAAGGGATACAAGATTACAAAGCGCAACGCCATCGATGCAGGGCTGGACATCCATGCGGCTACACACGCATTTAATGAGGTGCAGGATTTCATCAAGGGTCTGGCGTGGGATGGAGTGCCCCGGCTGGATACCCTGTTCATCGACTACCTCGGTGCTGACGATTCCCCCTATACCCGCGCTGTCACCCGAAAGGCGTTTGTCGGTGCTGTGGCCCGCGCGATGGAGCCGGGATGCAAGTTCGACAATATGCTGATTCTGTGCGGGCCGCAGGGCCTCGGCAAGTCCACGCTGCTGGACAGAATGAGCAAGGGCTGGTACAACGACAGCATCCGCACGTTTGAGGGCAAAGAGGCATCCGAGCTGCTGCAAGGCGTATGGCTGGTAGAGGTAGCTGAGCTTGACGCTTTCCGCAAGACCGATGTTTCCCGCATCAAGCAGTTTTTGAGCCTGCGCTATGACCGCTACCGCGCCGCCTATGGCCGCAATGTCAAGGAACTCCCCCGCTGCTGTGTCTTTTTCGGCACCTGCAACGTCAGCGATTTTTTGCAAGATACCACAGGCAACCGCCGTTTCTGGCCCGTGGATGTGGGACAAGGCGAACTGATTCACCGCGCATGGGACTTGACTGATGACGAAATCAATCAGATTTGGGCTGAGGCAAAGATGCGCTGGATGATGGGAGAGCCGCTGTTCCTGACCGGTGATCTGGCAGACGCGGCCCGCGCACGGCAGGAAGATCACCGCGAGGCATCTGTCCGCGAGGGTCTTATCCGTGATTTTGTGGAGCGTGATGTCCCCACCAACTGGCTTGAGTGGCCGCTGGACAAGCGCCGCGATTATTGGGCTGGGGCTTGCAAGGGGCAGGACATCCCGACGATGCCCCGTGACCGCATCTGTGCCGCCGAGGTTTGGTGCGAACTTTTCAACGGTGCCCCCCGTGACATCAAGCAGGCAGACACCCGCGAAATCAATGCCGTGCTGGCAAGCACCCCCGGATGGGAGGCTAACCGGGGCATGAAGTTTGGGCCGTACAAGCAGCAGCGCGGTTATCGGAGATTCAACAGACAGGTGTAATATGTATAAAAATCAACTGACACTTTGGGCCAAAAAGCTGACACTTCCTTATATGCCAAGTGTCAGAACCGTCAGAAGTGTCAGTTAAATATGAAAAAATTGTGAACAAGTACACTGACACAACTGACACGCAAAATACAAGTGTCAGTTAAAGTGTCAGCCTAAATTTTAACGATGTATCGTTGCAATATGTCTATAACTGACACTTCTGACACTTAAAATAAATAAAAATAAAAATAAGTAAAATAACGCGCGTGAGAGCGCATATACCCCCGTATTTACGGGTCTATACGCGCACGCGCGTGTGTCAGTCAGGTGGACAAGCGCGGCGGCGATGCCGCGAAAAAGATGGGAGGTTATTAGGATGCCGGAATTGGAAAAGGTCATCGAGCGCAAGCTGCGTGACGGTGTGAAGAAATTGGGCGGCGGGGCGCAATGCCTGAAATTTGAAAGCCCCGGCACATCTGGGGTGCCCGATAGGATGATCTTGTTGCCGGGAGGTCGTGTCGTGTTCGTGGAGCTTAAACAGGTTGGCAAGCGGGAGCGGATGCGGCAGACGTATGTACAGAATCAGATGCGGCGGCTGGGATTTACCGTGTTCAGCACGGTATCGACCCCGGAACAGGTGCAGACGATTCTCAGCCATTGCGAGGAGGTCATGCGGCAAGATGGATTGTAAAGAGTTCCACCCCTACCCCTATCAGCAGTTTTGCATCCAGCACATCATCGATCACCCTGCCGCTGGGCTTTTCGTGGACATGGGCATGGGTAAAACCGTGATGACGCTGACCGCGTTTAATTATCTCAAGTATTATGCGTGGCAAATTCGGCGATGTCTCGTCATTGCGCCGAAGAAAGTTGCCGAGGCAACATGGCGCACCGAAATTTCAGGGTGGCAGCATCTGCGGCATCTGCGCTGCTCCGAGGTGCTGGGAACAGCTACACAACGCCGCGCCGCGATGGCAGTGGATGCCGACGTCTATGTGACGAATCGGGACAATGTGCAGTGGCTCGTCAAAGAGTACGGCAAGGCGTGGCCGTTTGATATGGTCGTGCTGGATGAATCGTCATCGTTCAAAAACCATCAGGCCAAGCGGTTTAAGGCCCTGCGGTCAATGCGACCTAAAATCAAGCGCATTGTAGAATTGACCGGCACCCCCTCGCCGCACGGCTTGATGGATTTGTGGGCGCAGGTCTACTTGCTGGATGGTGGGCAGCGTCTGGGCCGCACGATCTCGGTTTACCGCGATATGTACTTTGAGCCGGATAAGCGCAGCAGGTCGCAGATATTTACTTACAAGGCCCGCCGTGGCGCGGCAGATGCCATATATGCCGCTATCAGTGATATTTGCATCAGTCTGTCCAGCGACGACTATCTGACCCTCCCTGACCGCATCTATGATGAGATACCCGTCAAGCTGGACGCCCCTGCCGCCGCCGCGTATAAGCGATTGGAGCGGGATGCACTGTTGCAAGTGGACGAATCGACCATCACAGCGGGCACGGCGGGAGTGCTGGCGGGCAAGCTGTTACAGCTTTGCAACGGCGCTGTGTATGATGAGGAGGGCAAGGTCATCCCCGTTCATGAATGCAAGCTGGCCGCGCTGGTGGAGCTGATCGAGGGTCTGCACGGTCAACACGCCTTGCTGTTCTACTGGTTTCAGCACGATCTCGCCCGCATCCTCGCCGCCCTTGAGCCGCTGGGTCTGCGGGTGCGAGTATACAACGGCCCCGACGATGAACGCGCATGGAACGCGGGAGAGGTGGACGTTCTGCTGGCCCATCCCGTTTCCTGCTGCTACGGCCTGAACCTGCAACACGGCGGGCATCACATCATCTGGTTTGGGCTGACGTACTCGGCGGAGGTTTATCTGCAGGCGAACAAGCGGCTACACCGACAAGGGCAGACGCATCCCGTCGTCATCCATTCGCTGGTCGTGCAGGGCGGGCAGGATGAGGATGCCATCGCAACGGTCATGGGCCGTGTCACTGAACAAAACCATCTGCTGGAATCACTAAAAGCAAAAATCATCACGGCAAAGGAGGCCGTCTGACTATGACGATGAAAGAATTATCTCAGCTCCATTGGCTGAATTTGGAGATTGACCGTGATAAACAGCGCCTTGCAGAGCTTGAGGCCCGCGCCACATCCCCCGGTGGGCCGAATATGTCCGGGATGCCCGGTGGCGGCGGTGCAGGGTCGAGTGTCGAAAGTGACGCGATAGCCATTATCGAGCTGAAAGAGCAGATCAGGGGCAAGCTGGCCCGCGCTATGGCAGAGCGTGACCGCATCACGGCGTACCTTGACGGCGTGGAAGATGCACAGTTGCGGCTCATTATGCACTTGCGCTTTGTTGACGGCCTGTCGTGGGCGCAGGTGGGCGCAAGCGTGGGCGCGGGATACACTGGCGATGCCTGCCGTATGGCCTGCAAGCGCTATTTAGCAAAAACCGCATAGAAAAAGCGAACAAAACGAACAATTCAACGCAAAATATTGATTGTTCGCCCCCATGCGTGTATTATGTATTTGCGAGTTTAGGGCGAGGGAGTTCTGGGCGCTCCCCCGCTCGTGCTTTCCCCGCTGTCACCTCCAAACGCCGCTGCGTGAATAAGCGCGGCGGCGTTCGTGTTTGCGCCGAGGTGGCAAAAGCCCTATACGCTGGGTGCACCTCTCACGCCCGGCGCTGTGCAGGCCCTTGACCCCTGCACTAAATTTTACCCCGGTAGCCTACGGGGCCGGGGCATTTTACCGCATAGCTGTTCAATCCGCAATTAGAGCGAAAAGGGCGCTGTGTTATCCCCATAACACGGCAAGGGTGCAAGGCCCTTATGCGGTTCCATTAGGCCATTGCCGCCGTCCGGCCATTGCGGCGGCACAAGTGATCTGCACCTCCCCAGTGATGGCAAATTGCGGTTTGCAATCCATTCACGCGGTTCCACCGCTGGCGGTTTCGATCAGTGGCCTATTTATATTGCACAGTAGAGCACTGGTAGCTCGGCAGGTTCATACCCTGCAAGTATCTGGTTCGATTCCAGCCTGTGCAACCATGCGAGGCTTGAGGGCATTTCACCTCGCGGCGCGTCCACGGCAAAACGGGCCTTTTCTCCTTTCCCCGTATGACGCGCCTAATTTTGGTTATTATCGCGGTTCGCCGCGAGGGCCGACGCCGGTACTGCCGCCGTTGACCTGCCCCTATATTACGCGCCACAGTGTCACAACTGCGGCGCATTTTTATTGCTTTACCGGAGGTTTATGGTGTACCGCACAGAGCGCAATTACGAAAATCTCAATAAGGGCATTTTCCCCGGCGCTGGGCGGTTCGACATCCCCATCCTGCGGCCCGAATTGACTACGGCTGAAAACTGGATAAGTTTCAACTACGCCAAAGGGTGTGAGGAGCCGTCAGAGCATGGCGTTCACTTTTTCGTTGACGATTACCAGTTCAATCGCATCTGGGCGCATCCCGATAACTACCTCGGCATGATGGCGCGGTTCGATACCGTATGCACCCCCGATTTCAGCACATATACCGACTTTCCCCGCATTATCCAGGTTTACAACCACTACCGCAAGCACTGGCTGGGCGCCTATTGGCAGGCCCACGGCATCAAGGTCATTCCGACCATCTCATGGAGTACGCCGGATAGCTTTGCATGGTGCTTTGACGGTGAGCCGGTAGGCGGCGCGGTGGCCGTGTCGAGCGTCGGCACACAGGCAAGCCCCGAATCGGCAGACCTGTTCATGGCCGGGTACAATGAGATGCTGCGACGCTTACAGCCCGCGCAGATCATCTTCTACGGCAAGGTGCCCGCCGGGTGTGAGGGAAACATTTTTCACGTTACAGCGTTTCAGGAAAAACTCAAGGCGCGTGTTCGCGCCGGAAAGGACGATACGGATGGGCGGTAGAGGAAGTAACAGCGGTATGGCATCCAGCGGTTCGATAGCTCCGCAGCCTCAGATTAACCCGGCACCGCAAGCAATGCCCGCGCCCGCTGTGGCAGTTCAGAGCGCTCCTCCCTCAACTGCGCCGCAGGCAATGGGCGGCGGGCCGTTGCTGAGCGGTGGCCCAATCAGCTATACACCGTTGAATCAAAAAGACGAGGCCGATCTCGGTAAGGTCTGGAACGGCTACGACATCAACACCAAGCTCGCTATTAACCAGTACATCCGTCAAGACCAAACCAATAATGGTTATGGCGTTGGTCAGAATCTTAACCACAAGCTGGAAAATGGGCAGGCGCTTAACGCAAATGAGCAGTACATGGTGAATATGATGGATTCGGCCATGCACCCGCTCGGCAAAAATACCACGCTTATCCGTGCTGCGCATCAGGATTTTTTGGAGGCGCTGGGCGTTAAAAATTATCAGCGCATGACCGATGCGCAGCTCAATGCCGCCGTGCAGGGCGTTGAGTATACCGAGAAAAAGTTTGTTTCTACGGCCTATGATGCCAAAAAGAATCCCTTTATCGGAGGTTCTCAGTCTGGTGGCCGCGAGGTGTTTATCAACATTTCGACCCCGGCGAGCACCAACTGCATCATGGGCAATTTGAAGCAGGCTGAAATTATTCTCTCCCGCGATACTAAGTACCGTGTCAAAGGTGCCCATTTTGACGGCACCTATGCAAATCCGCGTGTTGGCGGCACACTGCCGCGCGTAGTCGTGGATGTCGAGATTTACGAGTAAGGAGGCTCGAAATGGCAAGCAAGCAGAAAAAGAGCACCGAATCCGGCAGCCGATTTATGGCAACGGGTAAAAGCGTAACGATTATCAAGAAGCCCGCCAAAAAGGCCCCGACCAAGAAAGGCGGTAAGTAACATGGGCGGTAGAGGAAGTAATAGCGGCATGAGTACCGCATCCCTCGGCGGCTCTGGCGGTGGCCCCGTTATGCCGCCGATGGCCGTACCTCTGGCAACGGTACAGGTTCAACAACCGCCCGTTGTTGCTTCTCAGAATCAGCCAGCTCCTACGCCCCCGCCCAGTATTGCCCCTAATACTCCCCCGATGGGTGTAAGCCTGTCCGATGTCCAGAAAATGGACGATAAGGGGATGCACGATTTCCTGATTGACGCATGGAGTGTTGATATGCCCCAGTTCCTTAACCTGACATCTCATACGCAGCACATGATCTACGGTTTGGGCATGAACGATAAACCGCAGGTCGTTTCGGACAGTCAGCTTGATTCTCTTGTCAAGCAAGGGGCCACGCCGTTGTATCGCACCGTCAATGATTCGCCTATGCCCGGTGGCATAACGATGACATCTGACGATATTTGTGATATGATGACAGATGGAGACATTTCGTATATCGGTGATGGCGCTCATGGCGATGGCCTGTATTTCTCGGATAGCAAGTCTGGGTCTAAGCTGTATGGTAAACCCGGCAAGCATCCCAAGACACTGCGGGCTGTGCTGAATCCGGCAACTACGCGATCTATTGATGAAGATACGTTGCGACGTCAGCATGATTCGTTCGTTAAAACACACCCCCGTACACGGCGGGCGCTCGGCTTTGCCGCCAAGCATAGCGACTGGGGCAATAGCTTTAGTCAGTTTGCTTTGATGCAGGGCTATAACGTCATTACTTCGCGTCAGTATGGTGAAACCTATTACACTGTAATTGATCGCGGAGCGCTTATCATGTCTAAAACCCGCGTTTAATCGGTAAATTTGGAGGTACTGATATGAACATCAATGAAAAGCTGGCCCGTTTAACTCCTGAGCAGGGCAAGGCTCTGGCCGCAAGTCTTAATTCGGCGTATAATCCGTCGAAAAAGACCAAAAAGAAAACCACTGCCCCGAAAAAGGCAGCGGGTAAAAAGCCTGCTGCCAAAAAGGGCAAGTAACTGAATAACCCCTTTAGCACTCGACGCTGAAATGCGCCGGGTGCTTTTTTTATTTTTACCGATAGGAGGTGGCAGCAGATGCCCGAAAATACCGAGGCTATGCCGGAGATCAGCGCAAGCCCCGCGCCGCAAGACGCGAAGCCCGCCGACACCGGCGAGAAAAAGCAGAAAAAGCCTCGCAATACGTCCGGGATGAAACCGCCACTGAATCAGCTCCCCCCGGAGGAGGCGTTCGCCATCCGCTCTAAAGGCGGCAAGGCAGCGGCTAAAAAGCGCCGGGAGGAGAAGCTGGTAAAGGATGCCCTGCTGAACCTGCTGACGAAACCTCAGCACAAGAAAAAGGGCGGCAAGGCCCACTACAAGGCCAGCGCTGAGTTGACGAGCTATGATGACGTGTTCTCTGAGAATACGACCCTCATGGTGCAGATGCTCATTCCCCTTATCCAGTCTGCCATCAACGGCAATATCGAATCCCTGTTCGCCATTCTGCGCGTTCTGGGGCAGGAACCGGGCACTCCCGGTCAGTTTGGCGTTGACGAGTTTACCCCGCCTGAGCCGCCCACAGAGGGCGCAGGCAGCCCCGGCAAGACCGAGCCTGCCAGCGATCCTAATGCGGTGCGCATCCACCTGATACGCGGCGAGAGGCCCGCCCCCGTGACCGAGGGCGATGTCCAGGCAGTGGAGCAAGCTGACGCCGATCAGGCAAACGCGGCTACACCCGTCACGACCCCCGCCGATGGGGAGGCGGTTTCTGATGCCTGATGTTTACATCGAAGATGTCATCGCGCCCAACTATGATGAGCTGCTGTATGATGTTCTCGATCATCGGCACTCGCAATATCTCCTCAAGGGTGGGCGCGGTTCGTTGAAATCGTCCTTTATCGGCTTTGCCATCCCGCTGATTATGGTTCAGCCGGGAAACGAGGCTTGCAATGCGGTCATATTCCGTAAGACCGCCAACACCCTGCGCGATTCCGTTTACAGCCAGATGGTCTTTGCCCTTGACAAGCTGGGTCTTGACAGCGAATTTATCTGTCATGTTTCCCCCATGAGCATTACCAGGAAAAGCACCGGGCAGACGATTCTCTTTCGCGGTCTTGATGATCCGATGAAGCTGAAATCGTTGAAATTCCCCAAAGGGTACTGCGCCATCACATGGTTTGAAGAAGCGGACACGTTTGATGGGATGAAAGAAATCCGAAACGTGCTGCAATCTACCAACCGTGGCGGCTCTAAATTTTGGAATTTCATGTCGTTCAACCCGCCCATCACCCTGAACAACTTTATGAATCAGGAGGCGCTTGTTCAGCGCCCTGATAGGCTGGTACACTCCAGTACTTATCTGACCGTGCCGCCTGAATGGCTCGGTCAGATGTTCTTTGATGATGCAGAACTGCTGCGGCAGACCAACCCCCGCGCCTATGAGCATGAGTATCTGGGCATCCCCACGGGCACGGGCGGCGAGGTGTTCAGCAACCTTGAACTGCGCGAAATCACCGATGCCGAAATTGCGTCGTTTGATTACATCTACGAGGGCATCGACTGGGGCTGGTATCCCGACCCCAACCATTGGAGTAAGATGTGCTATCGCCCCTCGAAGATGACGCTCTATATTTTCGATGAACTGCGCTGCAACAAAACCCCGAATGAGGTTTTCTGGCAGCGCTTGCAGAAAGAAAAGAACGTAACATCGCAAGACCTCATTATTGCAGATAGCGCCGAGCCGAAATCCATTGCGGATTTGAAAGCCTACGGCGCATCCATCCGACCCACTGAAAAGGGGCCGGATTCCGTGCGCTACAGCATGAAATGGCTACAATCGTTGGTGAAAATCGTTGTTGATCCCAACCGATGCCCGGAAACGGCGCGAGAGTTTGCCGAATACGAATACGAACGCACCAAAGACGATGAACTGACCGGGCAATACCCCGATAAGGACAACCACAGCATTGACAGTGTGCGGTACGCGCTCAATCCAATCTGGAAACGGCGCGGCCTGTGAGGTACAGCCCATGTCTATTTTTTCAAATATCTATACCATGATAAGGCAGGTGTTAGGCAGAGTGATTCCGTATCAGAATATCCAGCAGGTGGAGAACATCGATACGCCGCTGTCGCAGGAGATGCAGATTGCTCTCGAAGCATGGCGCCGGGCGTATCTGGACAAGCCCATCTACAAAAACGAGCAAGTCAAAACCCTCAACATTCCTGCGTTCATTGCGTCCGAGATTTCCCGGCAGGTCACGCTTGAATTTAAGTGGAGCATCACGGCGGGCAAGGATGATAGCACAGGCGAGGACATCACCAACCCGCGCTCGGAATTTCTGAGCAAAGAATTTGAAAAACTGGCTACACAATTACGCAGCAAAACCGAGATCGGATGCGCGGCGGGTGGCATGACGATAAAGCCGTATGTCCGTGACGGGCATATCTATTTCGACTATACCCCCGATTGGGATTTGTACCCCATTGCTTTCGGCGATGACAGCGACCTGTCCGATGTCGTTTTCCGCGACGTGTTCTCGGAGGGCAAAACCTACTATTCCCGCCTTGAGCGGCACACCGTTGAGGGTGACAAAATCAAAATCACCCAGCGGGCATTCAAGTCAAGTTCCCGTGATGCTCTCGGTAAGGAAATCGCCCTGACAGAAGTATCGCAGTGGAAAGACCTCAAGCCCGTGGTCTATGTCAATAATGTGGATGGGCAGCTTTTTGGTTGGTTCCGCGTGGCCTCGGCAAATACCGTTGACCCGATCTCCCCTATGGGCGTGGCCGTGTTTGCTAAGAGCATGGACACCATTAAGGAGGCTGACACACAGTACAGCCGTTTGCTGTGGGAGTTCGAGGGCGGCGAAATGGCCGTTGACGTTGACCCGATGGCGCTGCGGCCCATTGATGGCGTTATGCGTAACGGCGCAAAGGCTATGGAAACCCCTAAACTGAATGAGCGCCTGTTCCGTGCGGTCGATCTGGGCAGCGATGATACCTACCATGTATTTGCCCCGCAGTTGCGTGACAGCTCTCTTGTGGCCGGTCTGAATCAAATCCTGATGAAGATTGAAGATCAGTCCGGGCTGGCCCGTGGCACCCTCTCCGATGCCAACACAGAGGCCCGCACGGCCACTGAGCTGACTATCCTGCGTAATCGTACCTATACCACCATCGCCGACAACCAGCAGGCCCTTGAGCGGGCGCTGCGTGAAGTCGTGCGGGCGATGGATAAGTACGCCGACCTGTACAATCTCGCCCCGGCTGGCGAGTATGAGGTGTCGTTCGATTGGGACGATTCTGTTATCGCCGACACCGAAACCCAGTTGCAGCAGCGGCTTCTCCTGCTCAACAACGGTATGATGAGCAAGATTGAGATGCGTATGTGGTTTTTTGGTGAAACCCGCGCACAGGCCGAAAAAGCCTTGCAGGAAGTCCAGCAGGAAAAAGTCAGCGAAATGCAGGCCGCTATGGCTATCCAGCAGCCCAACCCCGACCAGAGCGATGTCACTGTTCCCACGGACAATGACAATGCCGATCAGGATGGGGGCAACACGGCTACACCGTTTGGGAGTGGCTTCGGCGAGGAGTGATGACCCGTGCTGACCCAGAAAGAGCTTGATGCCGCCGTTCGCAAAATGATTGCGAATCTGGATGAAGTCAATCTGTATTTCATCCAGAAAATAGCGACCCAGATAAAGAAAATCGGCGAGATGAACCCCACCAGCATACACCGTTACACAATCATGCTGGAAATGGGTGCAGACATTGCTGATATTTCCGGCAAGCTCCAAGCCGCAACCCGGCTGACACAACAGCAGATGGCTGTTGTGTACAACGCCGCCTTGCAGGATAACTTCACCGACCCGCGATTCAAAGCCGCGCTGGCGGCGCATCCGCTGCCCCGTGAGGAGAATCAGCGGCTTGTACAGTACACGCGCAACATCGCCGCGCAGACCTCCGGGGCGCTGCAAAACCTGTCCAACACTACGGCCATATCCGTGCCCTACCAACAGGCCATAGATAAGGCCATTTTGAGCGTGTCCACCGGCATGACCGACTACAAATCGGCTATGCGGCAGACCATCAAAGATATAGGCTGGGCAGGGATGCAGGTGCAGTATGCAAGCGGCTATCACCGCCGCCTTGATACCGCCGCTCGTCAGAACATCATTGACGGGGCTTGCCAAATCGCCCAGCACAGCGCCGACGAAATCGGCAAAGCGCTGGGCTATGATGCGGTGGAGCTGTCCGCGCATCTCAACAGCGCCCCCGACCATGAGCCGGTGCAGGGCCACGTTTTCCTGCTGGCCGAATACGCTAAGATGCAGGCGGGCATGGCCTGCGTGGACGTGGACGGTCATCACTTTGCAGGATTCAAGCGTCCTATTGGCGAGTGGAACTGCGGGCACTTTGCCGCGCCGTTCAGCACCGAATACTCGGTGCGCAAATATTCCGACCATCAACTGGCGGCATGGATAACGTCAAACCATGCGGGCGTGACTATCGGCAACAAAGAGGGCCTGACCCTCTATCAGTGTTCGCAGATGATGCGAAAAATTGAAACCGATACCCGCCGCTGGAAAGACGTTGCCATTGCCGCGCGGGCCGCTGGCGACGATGACCTGCGCCGTGAGGCACAGCAGCACATCAACACCCTAAGCGCCCGATATAATCTCATTGCCAAGCAATCCGGGCTGTCACAGCGCCGTGACCGCATGGCAGTGGATGGCTTTAGTGCCATAAAGGTAAGCGCCTGAAACGGCGCTTTTTCTGTGTTATCACGCCGTTTTGGCTGATAAATAAATACCCGGCATTGCAGGGAAATAAATGCGATGGCGCGACGTGCGCGGAGTGGCCGCGCGATTATAAGCTAAATCAATCGCGGCGAAAGGACAATCTTATGGAATTGCTCAAAAATCTGTTTTCTGAGGGCGAGGCGCTGACCTACGACCAGTTGACCGAAAAAATCAGCGCGGCGGGCCTGAAACTCGCCAACATCGCGGACGGTTCCTACGTCAGCCGCGATAAGATGGATTCCAAGGTCAAGGGCTTGCAGGGCCAGATTTCCGACTTGCAGGGGCAGGTCAAGCAGCGTGACACCGACATGGCCGAATTGCAGACCAAGTTGACCGCCGCACAGACCGACGCTGACAAGCTGGCATCCGTTCAGTCCGACCTCGCGGCACTGCGTCAGCAGCGCGAGGATGATGGCAAGGCGTGGCAGCAGAAAATCGCTGCACAGGCGTATGAATTTGCCATCCGCGAAAAGGCGGGCGAGGTCAAGTTCAGCTCCAATGCCGCGAAAAAGCAGTTTATCGCGGATGCCATCGCCAAGCAGTTTAAGCAGGACGAGAACGGCAAGATGCAGGGCTACGACGAGTTTCTGACCCAGTACAAGGCCGACGACCCCGGCAGTTTTGTCGTTGATGAACCCGCTCCGGGCAAGAAGGGCCCGTCTATCACGGTTCCCGCAAAGCCCGACGGCGGTACGCACAAACTGAGTTTGTCCGAGCAGATGGCGGCAGCAAATGCCGATCCCAACTTCGTGCCCGATTTCGACTGATCGAGCTACACCAACCGAACCCCTAAAAAATCAATAGGAGGCAAAACCACATGGCAATCTTTGATTCCAAAAACTTCAATGGTAACGTGTTCAAGCAGTATGTTGACCGCGTTCCCAACCTGAACCGCAACGAGCTGATTAAGTCCCGCGCCATCAAAAAGCGTCAGGACATCGCGCAGTCCATGAGCGATCAGGTCGGTGGCAACTACGTCACCATCCCCCTGCGTGGCATCATCAGCGGCACCGTCCCTCAGAACTACGATGGCTCCACCAACATCACTGCCACCAACACCAAGACATTCTCCCACTCCCGCGTTGTCGTGGGCCGCGCACAGGCATGGACTGAGCGCGACTTCTCCTACGACATCACCGGCGGCGAGGATTTTCTCGCCGATGTCGCCACTCAGATTGGCGAATACTGGGATGAAGTCGATCAGGCCACCATCATCAAGATTCTGACCGGCGTTTTCGCCATGAAAGACGCTGAGGGCGTGAAGTTCGTCCGTGAACACACCTACGATGTCACCGGCAAGACCAATTCCGAGGGCGCTCTGGGCCTGATGGACGGCACCTCTCTGAACACCGCCATGCAGCGTGCTTGCGGCGACAACAAGGGCGCTTTCAGCCTCGCCATCATGCACTCCGCTGTTGCTACTGGCCTCGAAAACCTCAAGCTGCTGGCATACATGAAGTACACCGACAAGGACGGCATAGAGCGTGAGCTTCAGATTGGCACCCTGAATGGCCGCACCGTTCTGGTCGATGACTCCATGCCCGCCGTGGAAACCGTCACCACCCCGGAGGTGCAGGGCGTTTACACCATCACCGTCAGCACCGCTGGCACCGACGGCAACACCATCACCGTGGACGGCCAGACCTATACCTTTGCCGCATCCACCTCCACCGCCAACAAGACCCTCAAGACCGGCGATGCCGCTACTGAGGCTCAGGCGCTGAAAACTGTGCTGTCTGCTCAGTACGAGGGTAAGTTCATCGTCACCGTTTCTGGCGCTGTCGTTACCCTCAAGCAGATTTTCGGCGGCGAGGGCAATCTGCCTGTCGTGACCGTTTCCGGCGCTGTCAAGGCCGCTGCCGCCCAGACCACTGCAGGCGTGGCTAAGGTGTCTCAGACCCGTTACACTACCTACGTTCTGGGCGACGGCGCTATCGAGTACACCGACTGCGGCGCTAAGGTGCCCTACGAGATGGATCGTGATCCCCACACCAACGGCGGCGAGGACACCCTCTATGGCCGTCAGCGCAAGTGCTTTGCCCCCTACGGCATCAACTTCACCAAGGCCAAGATGAAGAGCCTGTCTCCCACCGACGACGAGCTGGAGGACGGCGAAAACTGGGAACTGGTGAACTCCAACGAGGCCGAGGGCAAGCAGTACATCGCCCGCAAGGCTATTCCCATCGCCCGCATCCTGTCTCTGGCCTGATTTCGGGCCGCTGAGGAGGTTTACACATGGCACACGATATGTACCTCACCTTTGACGAATACAAGGGTTTAGGCGGCACCGTTGATGCCGCTGCGTGGCCTCCGCTGGAATGTGCTTGCAGAAAACGCATTGACCGCCTGACGGATTCCCGCGTCCAGAACATGGCCGAGATTCCTAGGGCGGTCAAGCTCTGCGTTTTCGCGCTGGCGCAGATGGAGAGCGTCGTCGGCTCCGTGGCACAGGTCACATCGCCCACGGTCACGTCGTTCAACACAGATGGCTACACCGAGAATCACGGGAACGTGCCGAACGCCGAGGAGGCAGCCAAACAGATGAACGCCATTGCGGCGGATATGCTGTACGGCGAGCTGGACGATTACGGCGTTCCCCTGCTGTATAGAGGAGTGAGGTAAAATGCAGCTTTGCAATGACACCATCACCCTATACAACCGGCGTTTCGACCCGGAGGATGATTGCGACGTTTATGATCGCACCATCATCCGGGGCGTTCACTGGTTCAATTCCGATGCGACCACCGTTGACAGCACTGGACTGAAAGCGGCAAACAAGGTCACAATCCGCATCCCCACGGATGCAGATTTCGGCGGCAAGGCGTATCTGCCCCCTAAGCAGTACGCCGCCACTGATGACCCCGCCGCCGCTTTCACACTGGCCGCTGGCGATCTTGTGGTTTTGGGCATCGGCGCTGAGGGCCTGCGCCCCGCCGCCATCCATGACACCTATTCCGAGGCCGCAACCATCTTGCAGGTCACTGACAACCGCCGCGCTCCGCAGGCGCAGCATTGGAAAGTCGTAGGTGCTTAATGCAACTGTCAGTAGATTCGCGGTTTGATTTCGATAGCATAAACACTATTCTTACCAACCACGGCTTTGGAGACCATGGAATTGTCCAAAAAGTCATTGATAACGCGGTAATACGGTGGTGCATGGATTACACTCCTGCGGACACATTTATGCTTGCAAAGAGCCCTTACGCCGCATCTGATATCGGCTCTGGCATCATCGTGTACCCCGGCCCCTATGCGCATTATATGTACATGGGCGAAGTTTATGGCCCGAATATTCCCGTTTTTGATGACAACGGCGGAACGCCTACACGATTTTTCTCTCGTCCAGGCGAGAGAAAAACTCCCACTGGCAGAGCAATTCAGTACAAAACTGATAAAAACGCTCTAGCCGGGCCTTTTTGGGCAGAACGAATGAAAGCCGATCACATTGATGACATTGTAAGGGAGGCAAAAAATGCCGCAGGTATCAAATAGCACTGAGGGAATCCGGAAGTGGTTTAGGCAATGCCCGCTGCTGTCTAAAAACAAACGATTTGGTGCTGATTACCTCGGTGAAAACCCTACCGAATACGCCATTTACGCATCACCATCCACTCTGACCTACCATGAGAACATCCTCGGAGATTATGTTCTGGATGATAAGCAGACTCAAAACTATATTTTTGCTACGCGTGAGAATTTTGGGGCCGATGTCAAACAAAACTCCGACAATCTCGCTTTTTATACGGGTTTGATTGCGTGGATGGTGGAGCAGAACAATGCCCGAAACTACCCCTGTATAGAGGAGGGTCGGGTTTGCGCTATCGTTCCCACACTGACCGCGTATCCATCGCAGATTGGTGTTGATAGCGCAAAATATCAGATTCAGATACAAATCACATATAGGAGAAACTGAATATGAAGATCGAACGCAAATACATGGCGCACTATCTGAATGCCCATTTTGCAAACGACAGTGAGGGCACCGCCGAGTATGTACGCCTTGGCAAAGATTTGGAGGAGTATTCCCCCGAGTTGAGTGCCAATGTCGAGAAAAAGCAAAACATTCTCGGTAACACGTCCGTGACGATCGACAGCTACCAGAAGCAGGGCGAAGTCAGCCCCTACTACGCCGAAAAGGGCGACCCCCTGTTTGAGAAGCTGCAGGCCATCATTGATGGAAACATGGTTCTTGACGACCTCAAAACCGACATTGTGGAGGTCAAGCTCTGGAACGAGGAGGCATCCGGCGCTTTCCCCGCTGTGCGCGAGGAGTGCTACATCGAGGTTTCCAGCTACGGCGGCGACACCACTGGTTACCAGATCCCGTTCAACATCCACTACACTGGCGTGAAGACAACGGGTACGTTCAACCCGAGCACGAAGGCCTTCACCGAGGCATAAGCATAACGGAGGTGTACAATGGAACTGAAAATCGACAGAGGCCTTAAAAGCTACGAGGTCAAAGACATCGATGGCACCCTGCTGGGCACGCTTTATGTCAACCCCGCGGACATTGGCATCGCGGCACGACTGGAGGAGGCCCGCCGCGCCATTCAGCAGCTGGCCGATGGGCTGGCAGCAGACGCAGGCGTAGACCAGATCATCGAGGCGGACAAGCTCATCCGAGAGCAGATCAACTACATCTTCGGTAGCGATGCTTCCTCGGTGTTCTTCAAAGGGGTTTCTGCCTTGGCGCTGCTCCCGGACGGCACCATGGTCTTTGAGAAAGCCCTCCAGGCAGCAGTCCCCATTATTGAGGACGCGGTCGGCAAGGCCGTCAAAGCCAGCCAGAAGCGTGTGCAGAAACACGTTGGTGTCTACCTGAACACGGCCAAGGGCCTGGCCCCCGGCCAGAAGGCGTGAGCGCTTGGGAACTGCCCGCAACCGTAGATGTAGATGGTCAGAATTTTGCCATCCGATCTGATTTCCGAGCTGTACTTGATGCCCTTGCGGCGTTAGCAGACCCGGAAATGACTCAACAGGAACAGTACGCTGCCTGCCTTGAAATTCTATACCCAAAATGGCAAGCGCTGCCCGACGCAAATGCTGCGTTACGGGCAGCGTTTTTGTTTATCAATGGCGGACAACCCGAAGACTCTACAATTCCACGTCCTCGAATTGTAGATTGGGAACAAGATGCAGCCTTAATCGCACCTGCTGTTGATAAAGTACTGGGGTACAGTTGCCGCCGATGTGAGTATTTGCATTGGTGGGAATTTCTCGGAGCCTTCTACGGTATTGGAGATGGGCTATTCGCTCAAGTCGTAAGTATTCGATATAAAAGGGCTCACGGAAAAAAACTTGACAAGAGCGAACAGGAATTTGCCAAAGAGAACGATCGAATCATCAGAATCCACGCTCCTGAAAGCGCGGAGAATAGGGCAGAAAAAGAGCGGTTGCTTGCGTTACTCAATTCATAATCCAACTCTAACAAAGTCAAAGAGAGGAGGTTGATTCAATGGCAGATGGGTCAATCACAATAGATGCCCGCCTGAACAAAAAGGGCGCAGAATCCGACTTAAAAGCGTTACAGGCAAAGGTCAAGAGCACATCAAAGCAGATTGGTGATTTAGATAAGCAGTTAAATTCTGCGCAAACAAAGCGTAGCGCATTAGGCGACAGCTTAAATCAAGCCCGCCAAAACGCTGATGATACTGCCGTTGCTCTTGAAAAGGTGAACGCACAGCTAGAGAATGTCAAAAAATCCCATCTTGCTGATATTAAATCGGAATACCCCGGCCTGAGTGATTCAAAAGTGCAAGATGTTCTTAAATCTCGCATGGAGGGGGAAACCTCTCTCCTGAATCAAAACCAAAAACTCCTTGATGATCTTGAAAAGCAAGATGCCAAAGTTGCTGAGATTGAATCAGATTACAATGCACAAGGCGATGCTATTTCCGGCTTGCAAAAGCGTCATGCAGCGCTTACCGCACAGCTAAATCAAGAAAACGATGCCGTAAACCAGCAAAAAAGTCTAATTCAGCATCTTAGCGGCGAAGATGACATGCAGGCCTATTTTAACAAACAAGCCGATGCCATAGAATCATCTTTTGCCAAAATCGAGAATCGGCAAAATAAAGCGTATGGTACTGTAGACGAATCGGCTACACAACATGCTGAGAGGATTATTGCAGAAACACAGAAAGCGGTAAGCGCTCAAGATAAAGCTGCTCAGGCAGCAGAGAGCAGAGCCGCGCGTGAACATGCGGCAGCTGCTAAGTCGCCTAAAGGAAGTTCCGTGCCCGGTTCATCTAGTTCTGCTGGACTACTTTCCGGCAGAATCACCGGATTAAACAAAGCGCTGTCTGGTACCCTCAACAATGCCCTGCGCACGGTCGGAGGTCTCGGAGCGCGTGTCTTTAGTACCCTACAGCGGGCCGTAGACGGCTTGCGAGCCAAGCTCACCCAGAGCAGTAAGAACCTCGCTAAATTCCGAAATCGCCTTATGAGCATCGTCTCCGGGGCTTTGGTGTTCAACCTGATCTCCGCAGGACTGCGGAAGACCACCGAATGGATGGGTTCTGCCGCGCTCTCCTCGGCCACGCTGAGAGCCGCGCTCGGCAACCTGCAGGGCGCAGCATCCACCGCAGCCGCACCGTTGCTTCAGGCAATCCTTCCGGCTCTCACGGCCATAGCCAACGCAGCAGCAACCGCCTTTTACTACATCGCCCAGCTTGTGTCTTTCCTGACCGGCAAGTCCATAGGGGCGAGCCAGAGCGCGGCCAAAGCGATGGGCAAGTATGCCAAGGCTGCAAAGTCGGCAGGCAGCGCAGCGGACGGCGCACTGGCGAAGTTTGATGAGCTGGATGTGCTGGATAAAAACAGCGGCGGCGGTGCGGGAGCCATCACCCCTAACTACGACTTTAACACAGACAACCCGTTTCTTGACGAAATCCTGCAGGCCATCAAAGATGGCGATTGGTACGGAGTCGGCCAGCTGATCGGCGAGAAGCTGCGCGATAGCCTGAACGCAATCCCGTGGCCCGACATTCAGGACAAAGCCAGAGCATGGGCGACCGACATCGCCAACTGCATCAACGGCTTCATTGAGGTGCCGGGATTGTGGGAAGCCATCGGTCATACTGTAGCGCAGGGCTTGAACACGGCACTCATCTTTGCGGATACTCTCATGCAAGGCATTCACTGGGACAGCTTGGGTGCGGGAATCGCCAGAGGTCTCACCACTGCGGTGGCAGAGCTCGACTGGCCCCTGCTCGGGCGAGTTTTGACGGACGGAATGCGGGCAGCGATCCTCACGCTTTATAGCTTCGTCCAGACCTACACAGGCTGGGCAGACCTTGGAAATTCTATCGCAGCTTGCATCAATTCAGCCATCGCAAACATTCCATGGATGGAGGCGGGTCTGGGGCTTAGCGGATTCGTTGTCGGCCTTTTGCACACGCTCATTGCAACGGTGCAGGGCACCGATTGGACGGCTCTGGGCCAGAACATCGTCTCGATGGTAAGCGCCATAGACTGGGTCGGGATCTTCTCCACGCTTAACACGCTGGCCTTTAGCATTTTGGAAGCCGCCAACAATGTCCTCGGCCAAGTGGACTGGAACGCGGTAGGCGAGAAGGTCAAGGAATGTCTGGAGGCTGTTGATTGGGTTGGCATTTTGTCTCAGCTCGGAGAAATCATAAACAACCTCTGGCCCATGCTAATGACAATCATCGGGGCAAATCTACTTCCTATTATTGGCGGATTTGTCATCAATTCTGTTTTACCAGAATTGTTAAAACTTGTCGGGATTATGGGCGTTCAGCTTCTCGGCAAAATTGCAGGTTGGGTTGTCGGCACAATGCTGCCAACTATTCTCAACGGCCTGACGGCTTTGATTACGGCCATCGTTTCAGCAATCGGCCTATGGCCTGCAACGATTATAGCGGTACTGCTTATTTTAGGCGCTGCCGTCATTGCCTGCCTTGTTGCGCATTGGGATGAAATCAAGCAAAAGCTCGGCGAAACTCTGGACAATTTGCAAGAAAAAGTCCATAGCGCCGGTGAAAAAGTCAAGGAAATCTGGAATGGCCTGTGGCTAACTGTCAAGCTGATCGGCATGCAGCTGTGGGAGGATATTACTCAGGGCTGGAACGATTTCTGGACAAACATCGGCACTGCACTGGATAGCGCAGTAGCCGACATCCAGCAGGGCTGGAACGATGCATGGACTGCTGTCTCGGACTTTGTGTCTGACATTTGGGAGGGCATCACGGACACGATCAAGACAGCCATCAACGGCATCATCGGTCTGGTGAACGGCATGATTTCGGCCATTGTCGACGGCGTGAACGGAGTCATTGGCGTCTTGAACGGTTTCGGCTTCGATGTTCCCGAATGGGCGCAGGACAAGCTCGGCGTAGAGCGGGTCGGCTTCAACATCGACCCCATCACCGCACCGCAAATCCCCTATCTGGCACAGGGCGCAGTCATTCCGGCAAACCATGAATTTCTTGCGGTGCTAGGTGACCAGACCAACGGCACTAACATCGAGGCACCGCTGGCGACCATTCAGCAGGCCCTCGCAGAGGTCATGGAGGCCTACACAGGACAGCAGGACATCACAATCAAGTTCGCCGCCAGCGGCGGCTTAGAGCAGCTCGTGCGCTTGCTCAAGCCCTATATCGACAAAGAGGAGAACCGGCGCGGAGCCAAGCTGGTCACGGGAGGTGTGTACTGATGTTGATTATTGACGGCGAGAAATTCAAAGTCGATGTCCTCAGCTGCAAGCGCACTGCTGACTTTCTGGACAAGCACGCCAAGCGCACCGAGAACGGCGACCTCAAGCGCGAGCTGATCGGCGTGTATTTCAACTACAAGCTGACCATTGCGCCGGGCATCGACCGCGCGGAGTATTCCCGGTTTTGGGACAAGATCACTGAGCCGGAGGAGTTCCACACGGTCACGGTCCCGGGCACGGACGGAGACTATACCTTTACGGCGTATTTCTCCAACATCGGCGACGAGCTTCTCCTGCAGCGAGGAAAAGCCAATTACTGGAAAGGGCTGACGATCAACTTCATCGCCAAGACCCCCGCCAGATTTTAAGGAGGGCCAGCCCCGATGAGAACCAATACGCGCGTGGAGTTCGGCCTCTACGATGTCACCGCCAGAGGCGACAGCACGCCGAGCTGCAAGACCGCAAAGCCTTTTTGCAATCTGGGCCGTGACCTATTGCTGGAAAGCGTACCGAGCCAAAACAAATACGGCACACTGGAAAGCGAGCAGTGGCTCATGGATGGCAGCTTCTCCTTCTTCCCGGAGGTTCCCGAGCAGTACTTCTGGGGGCTGTGGAGCACCACGCAGAGCGACAAGAGCGGCGTGTTTACCGATCCGCCTGTGCTGGACATCACCTTCACGCAAGACCACAGCAGCAGCGGCCTCACGCTGCACTTTTACAGCCCAACAGAGGACTGGGCCAGCCGCGTCAAAATCCAGTGGTTCAGCCAAGACGGAGGACTTATCTCTACGGCGCTCTTTTACCCAAACGCGGTGGATTATTACTGCGCCAAGAAAGTAGAGAATTACCGCCGTATTCGCATTCATTTTCTTGAAACAAACCGCCCCGGGCGGTACCTCAAGCTGGCGGGCATTGACTACGGTGTTTATCTGCATTTTAGCGGTCACGAAATCGTGGAGGCCCACGTGCTGGAGGAATGCGACCCCCTTAGCTCCGAGATTAGCATCAATACGCTGAACGTGTCGCTGTACAACAAAGAGGGCCGCTTTTCCATCTTGAACCCCGAGGGCTACTTTGACGTTTTGCAGCACAAGCAGAAATTCACGGTCTGGGAGGACGTCAAGCAGGACGCACGCAGCACAAGCAGCGTGCATTATTGCATGGGCACATTCTACCTCTCGGACTGGAGCAACAGCGGCGATACGCTGGCCGACTTCTCTGCCGTCGATGCCATAGGCCTGCTGGACGGCGCGCCGTTCGATGGGGGCATCTACGACACGACCGCAGCAGAGCTCGCAGAGGCGATCCTGACAGGATACAGCTACACCTTGGACGAGAGTCTGGCCGCAGAGCGAGTGCAGGGATACATCGCCGCAGGGACGCGCAGAGAGGCCCTGCAGCAGCTCGCATTTGCCATAGGCGCTGTGGTCGATTGCAGCCGAGGCGAGCTTATACGCATTGCCCCTGCGCCGTCCAAGGCCAGCGGCATGATCACTTACGACCGCAAGCTGCAGGACGGTAGCAAGGTGACGCTCAATCCGCTGATTACCGCTGTGGCAGTGACCGCTCACCGATACCTGCCGGGAGAATCCACAGAGGAACTGTACAGAGACACCCTTGACCCGGGCATCTACCGGGTGACCTTCAACGCTCCGGCAGTCGTGGACAGCCTGACCGTCACGGGCGCAGAGCTCACCGAGAGCGGCGTCAACCTCTGCACCCTGACAGTCGCAAAAGCGGGCGAGGTCTGTGTAACAGGCCGCAAATATACCGACAGCACGGTCGTCCTGAGGCGCACAGCGGCGAACCTGCCGCCCAATGCGCAGGACAATGAGCTGACCGTGACAGACGCCACGCTGGTAGGCCCGAGCCGCGCAGAGGCCGTGGCCGTGCGGGTGCTGGAGCATTACGCACAGCGATACGAGCAGAACTTCTCCATGGTCGCAGGCGATGAAAAGCTGGCCGACAGGCTCATCATTCAGAGCTTCGGCGGCGAGATGGTTCGAGGGGTGCTCACAAAGCTGGAGTTTGACTTGACCGGTGGCTTTTTGGCAGACGCCAAGGTCATCGGGCGCAGACTTACCAGCAACGTAGCCGCCTATGCTGGCGAAATCCATGCCGGAGAAAGGAGCCTGATCTGATGTGGCAGCAGCCAATCTACGACCGCACCAAAGCGGATGTGTCCGCAGGCGCGGATAAGTGCTATATCAACGCGGCACTGCTGAACCGGCTGGAGGGCAACTCCGCTTATTTGGCAGAACTGCTGGGGCCTAAAATCCAGACCAAGACATGGGCCCCAACCGACCTGCTGACACGCAGCGAGATGGAGCGTATCCTGCAAAATATCCAGACTCTGCGCGATGCCTACCACACCCTGCCGGGAACACCGGCCCTGCCCGAGACGCCCAGCACCCTGTACAGCGACATCAATACGATGGAACAGGTGCAGTGGAGCATGTACGAGCTCTGGCGCAGAAACGCACAACGCAGCTACACCGGCGAAATCTGCGCCGGACAGACGATTGGAGTGATCTGATGTACGAGAAAAAGACTTGGGTCAACCGTCAGAGCGAACACCCCGCTCGGCGCAAGCTGACCCCGACCGGCAACGATGGCGAGTACGACGTCTCCCGCTCCGAGGGCATCATCATGGAAGATGGCGATGCCTTTGACGCCGACACGATGAACGACTTGGAGCGCCGCGTGGCAGCGGGATTCACCGAATTGGACCCCACAGGCGCAGGCGGCGGCGAGGTGACCGTGCAGCCATACACCTGCGAGAAAAAGAACGGCGTATACGCGCTGGTCGGCAGCGGCGCGGTAGGCCGATGCAAGATTCCTGCATCCTGGGCGGTAGGCGACAGCTTCACGGTCAATGGCGCAGCGGTTCCGGCTTACTGCGGCGCAGACGCAGTGGACGGAGACACCATTGTCAAGGGCAGATGGGTGTTGTTTTTCTACGATGGAACGCAGCTAAATTTTAACGGCGGCGGTGGCCTCAGCACCACGAAGCTGGCACTCGCCACCGCCACCGAGGACAATGTGCTGGCAGGGAATAAGTTCTACGCGGGCAGCAAGACCATTAAAGAGGGCACGCTCGCGCTGACAGGCAATGTCACCGCAGACAAGATGCTGGAGGGGAGCAGCGGCTATGCCAATGACGCGCACAGCATTGTGGCGGGCAGTATGCCAAACCGGGGCAGTTGGGGGGCATCGCTCTCCCCCGGAGGCGTGGCAACCGTCCCCTCCGGCTATCATAATGGGAGCGGGCAAGTCACCGCTGCGGCGCTGAAAACGGTCACCATGAATGTCGCAAGCTGGCCGCACGCATATCCCGAAATGGAGTGGAATTATACGCTGACAGGCGGGACGCTTGTCGGAATCGCGTCGCTTGACGGTGCTTCCGGCGATGGAAGCACTAACATCGTAGGCCGTATCCGAATTGTCGGGAATACCATTTATGTTCAAAACCAACAGGGCGGCATTCCTAACCGAAATATCACGCTGTTATATTACTAAAAGAGAGGTGAAACCATGAGAGAGCCAATCGTAATCAACGCCGAGACGCGAGAAATCACAGTTCCCGAGGCAGAACGCGCCTTCGGCGTGGCCGGTGAGCGCAAGGTCGAGGTCAAGCACATCCGCATCGAGGGACGCACCGTAGATGGCACCGACCTCACGCAGGGCTTTACCTGGAAGGTCAGCTGCGAGAACGCGGGCAAAGAGCTCTGCGCCGACCTGATTGATGGCATTGTTGCCGATGCAGGCAATATCGAATTTGACTGGATCGTAGGCGCGGCGCCGATGGCGTACAAAGGCACGATGCACTTTGCTGTCTGCGCCGTGCGCGTGGACGCAGCGGGCAATATTCTGCAGGAATGGCACAGCAAACTGGGCGCGGGCGACGTCGCCAATGGCATCGAGGCCACCGTCCAGAATATCGGCGGGCAGGACCTGCTTGCACACATCCAGTCCATCACGGCAGCCGCCCAGCAGAACGCGGCTGCCGCGCAGAGAGACGCCGCCGCTGCCGCCAAGAGCGCCGAGGATGCGGCAACCAGCGAGGGAAACGCTGCTGCAAGTGCGAAAAAGGCACAGACCCTCGTTGACGGGATGCCATCTGACTATAGTCAGGCGATGAAAGACATTGGCACGCTGAAAAACCAGATGCAGCGTGCCTACCCCGATGACAGCACCATTGGTGAAAATCCATGGAGCAGCAAGCACATTGTGGACATGCTTTGCCCGGAAATCAATGAATCCGGGAATCCGGTGTTGTGTTACCCAGTAGCGGGATACCCGCTGGGGGTGAAAGCGAAGTGGGAACCCGTGCAGGAAGGCAGCGGAACACCAAGCCCCGAAAACATTCGTCCCATCAAGGGACTGGACAGCGTGACGGTGACAAGATGCGGGGAGAATCTTGCATCAAATGTGCCAAAATCACCGACACAAAATACTATATGCACCATATTCAAACAAAAACTTTCTTCAGCGACAATAACAATATCGGGACACATAAAAGGGACGTATGCCCAAAGAACAGCAGCAATATTGGATTTATATGATTCGCAAAACGGCATAGACAACTATATAACTCCCAGCATGCTTTTTGGTACTCCCAACACTACTCTGGACAATGATTTCACATATACGACGACAAAATCATTCGATGAAATCGCGTTATTTTTTATGTCAAGCAGCTATACACAATTTTCCATTGACTCTGAGCTGAGTAATTTTTCGATTGTATACGGTACCACAGCTCCCACCACCTACACACCGTACATCGGGCATACCAACACCCTGACCCTGCCCGAAACCGTGTATGGTGGTGAGGTGGACGCGGTGAGCGGTGAGGGGCATAGAACGTGGAATCTTTTCAACGATCTTGACAACCATTATTTTAACGAGGGCGAGACTTCATCAGGATGGACACAATCAGAAGACGCCGTTGCATGGTTTGTGTATGTAAAAGGCTATTCAATTAAACAGAAGGTTTTGTCAAACATTTTTTGCACTACTTTTAGTATTGTTAATAAAACAGTGCCGTACACAATAGGGATGGGCCCTGATTTTTTTTGCTTTTCGGCTTCCCAGAAGCGTTGCTGCCACTGAAAATGATGTTAGAAATTGGCTGAAGGCCAACGATGTTAAAATTCTTATTGAGAATAGAGTGCCAGAGTCCTTCACCGCGACAGGCGCACAGCCGTTGCTCGCTCTTGCAGGAGTGAACACCGTGCTGACCGATGCCGACAGTGCGACTGTGACGGGACGCGCAGACCCCATTAAACGGATTACCGATTTGGAAGATGCGGTAGCATCGCAAACATGAAGGGAGTAATAAAATGGCTATCAAGAGTAAAGCACGGCACGATTTGACGCTGCGCAGTATCAAGCGGGAAATCGGCGCGGGACGTTGCGTTCTGGCTGGACAAGGCGTACACGCACTACGACAACGGCCTGCTGGATGAGGCGGACATTGCCGAGGTAGAGACGCTGGCACAGGAATACTACGATGCGCTGGACGATGCACCTGACGCAACCTCGAAAAATACCGCAACGAATGAGCAGATTCAAAATCCGCTGTACGAGGAGGAAGCTCAATGAGACTCTCAAACGGTGAGGTGTTGCTGGCGTGACGGGGCTGGACAGCAAGACCGGGCAGGTGCCCGATGTACAGCTCCCCCGCTTATGTCAGCGGCGTGGAGGTGCAGTTTTCCAACGGTACTGTGCAATTCAACATTGCAAAGTCGAAATAAATCATAGGAGGACAATTTTATGCGTTGTGTCAACACCAAACCCGTAGGCACTGACCCTAAGACCGGCAAGCGGTTGGTCGAGGCGATGATTATTGCCGACACGGAACCCGAAAATCTGCCCACTACCGGCGAGGGCATTATCGGCATGAGCGAGAGCGAGGTTTTCGCCCCGTTCAGCCTGATTTATGTGCTGGCTGAGGATGCCAAGCACAAAATCTACATTGCCGGTGAAACGGGTCAGTTCATCGGCCAGTAAGGAGGCGGCATCATGCAACTTTCTGATGTAGTGCGCATCGCCCTCATTTTCAGTGAGGACGCTAAACGCTATGCAAAAAAGCTGACCGGGAGCATCGACCTGAGCGGCAAAGCCGACAAGAAAAAGCCCGCTGCGGTGGGCAACCTTGCGGCGCTGGATGCAGGCGGCAATCTCGCGGACAGCGGCAAGGCCGGTGCCAATGTGGTCGTCAAGGCAAAGCCCGGCAAGGCGGGAAACCTCGCCGCGCTGACGGCTGACGGTTCCCTGTCTGATTCCGGGATTGACCCGGCAACCAAAGCCGACCTGCAGGACGGCAAGACCAAAACTGCCCAGATGGCAAAGTCGTTCACGTTCGATAAAACGACTGTCAAATTCAACTACTAATCGGAGGTGCAACACCTATGGCAAACAAAGTTTTTATCGACAACATCCTTGACCCCGCAACCGGCGATCAGGGCTTTTTCCTCGGCATGAACACCGACCAGTGCTACCCCGGCATGGATTTGAGCCTGAAGTTCGCGGAGGAAATCAAGGGCTACACCAGTGTGTGGAAGTGGATTCAGGCCCGCATCAAGGCCGGGAACTTCTACGGCATCCATGTGGGCGACTACATCCCGTTCAACTGCACGAACAGCGCCAAGACCCGCATCGTGGCTGTCGTGGCGGGCATCGACACCTACTACAAGTACGGCGATCAGCAGGTCGGCCATCACATCGACTTTATTTCCAAAGACCTGTGGCCCACCTATATCCAGTACAATCTCGCCAACTTCAACAACGGTCTGATTCCCGTGGAAAAGCTGTCCGGCGATGGCAGCAAGACCGAGTTTGTGCTGACGAAACAGATGGACAGCATCGACAACATCATTGTGGGCAGCGATCAGGTCACCGGCTATACCTACGACGCATCCACCTTTACCGTCACATTCGATGAGGCCCCCGCCGCTGGCACGAACAACATCACCGTGACCGGCAAGGGCGACAAGCACCCGTGGCTGTGTTCCCATCTGTATGCGTTCCTGAACTCCCTCAAGATGCAGGTGCCCAACGGCACGGGCAAAGACCCCGCCGTTAAACAGGTGGATTACAGTCAGGGCGGCGTGTACTACTTCCTGCCCGCCGAACTCAAGGCTGTTATTGCCAACAAACGCGCCTTGCTGGGTGAGCGCTACTCGGCCAGCGGTCTGCTGAACAGCGACAATAGCTGGTCGTGGACAAACCTCGGCAATCTGTGGGTGCCTACCGAGATGGAGGTCTGCGGCGCTCCTGTTTGGGGCGGCAACGGATACTCCAACGGCGGGTATGTCCAGTACCCCATCTTTGCCCACAATATGAACCGTATCAAGGGCCTCGGTGATGGTGGTGGCCGTACCAGCTGGTGGGAGCTTACCCCTTACTCCGGCAACTCCTCCAACTTCTGCCTTGTGAACAGCGCCGGCTATGCGGACGGCAGCACCGCCTCCACCACGTGGCTGTCCGCGCCCGTCTGCTTCCGAATCTCGTAAATCTCCTACTAATATCCCCGCGCCCCTTGTGGGCGCGGCATCAGGTGAACCATGAGTAACGTATTATCCCGATTTCGTAGCATTTCTGAAATGGAGTTCTACAAGAACGCCGTGGAACTGCGCTGCGCCCTGTCCGGCTTTGTTATGCAGGAAAAGTATATTCCCAAGAAATGGCGACCCATTCTCGCTTATCCTACCGTGAATCTGCTGAATACGATGATGGAACACATCATCGCCGCGAACGGCATCTATCCGTACAGCGGAGGCAAACTTGACCATGAGCTTTTGCACCGCCGCAAGGAATTGCAGGCGCAGGCCGTGGCCGACTGTGAGGCATTGTTTGATCGCTTGCAATTCATCATGGATGAGTTTCATTTTTCCCGGCTGAACACCGGGCTTGACATGGGCATTACGCCACAAAAGGAACTGCCCGCACAGTTGGTTTACATTGGCACCCTGTTAGAGCGTGAGGAAACGCTGTTGAAAGACTGGCGGCATAATACGAAATTCCCGGACACTGCAAAATTCAAGCCGAAAGCATCCCTGCCGAACGGGGATGCCCGGTATCAAACACCACAGCAGACCGCCTACACACCCAAGGCGCTGCCTATGGTGCCCACTGTAAACGATTCAAGCGTGATGGCCGCACAGGCAGCAGGGATAAACTATCATCATTATCCCCGTTGACCGCCATCGGGTCGATAGCTGTATAAAAGAGCCGTAACAACTGGTGGGAGCTTACCCCTAACTCCGGCAACTCCTCCAACTTCTGCAATGTGAACAACAACGGCAATGCGAACAACAACAACGCCTCCAACACGTGGCTGTCCGCGCCCGTCTGATTCCAACGTGAATCCTCGGCCAGTATTAAAGTAGGTTTGCTGGGCTAATCAATAGGCAGACCGAAATCCGAGCCTTATCATCATTGGAAGGAGTTATCGACCCTCCCGCAGTAGCGGGTAAATAGGTATCTTGACGCGATCAGCCGGACGCTTCTTGCATGGCCCGCGACGGCGACAACAGGCTAAACTACCGTGCGCCACACGGCAGATGGCCGAGTACCGGGTTTCATGGCTGGTATCGCAAAGAAGTACACAACAGCGCCCCTACAATAACACTTTGCGAGGTACATTCCGAGATGACATCACAAGAGCGGCACGAGGCCCGCTATCAGCGCCGTAAGGCGGCGCGGCAGGCCAAGCACCGCGCACGAATAGCACAGTACGATAATTTTGACCGGGTGGCAGATGTATCCTCGCTGGTCGATGCCAACTATAACGCCCGCAAAGGCGTTATGTGGAAAGCCAGCGTTGCCCGATACAATGCCCATTATTTCAAAAATTCAATTAAAATCCACAAAACCCTCATGCGCGGTGGTGACACCCGCAGAGGGTTTTATCATTTTGGGATTGTGGAACGCGGCAAAAAGCGGGCTATCCACAGCCTACACTACTCTGAGCGTGTTGTACGCCGATCTGCTTGCACAAATGCTCTGGTGCCGATTCTGTCCAGTAACTTGATATACGATAACGGCGCAAGCCTTGAGGGAAAGGGCATCAGCTTTGCGGTCAAACGGTGTGCTGTGCATCTGCATGAGTTTTACCGTGAAACAGGCGGCAATGATGGGTACATCCTGCTCATCGACTACCGCGCCTTTTTCGACAACATCAATTTGGATAATCTCAAGCGCAATGTGATCGACCGCTATATCCTCGATCAGCGGCTCAATGCTCTGGCGAAAAATTTTGTTGACGCGCCGAATCTTGAACGCATCAAATACGGCCAGCCGACAAAAGAAAATGGTCTGTATATCGGCCCCGAGGACAGCCAGATTTTTGCCATCGCCTACCCAAACAGCATCGACCACACCATCAAAGATCGATGGCGGCAGCGGTGGTTCGCCCGCTATATGGACGATTCCTACATCATCAACAAATCGAAAGAACTGCTGATAGAGTTTCGCCGCCTGCTGTTCGGGCTGTTCGCTGAAAAGGGCATTATCCCGAATCCCAAAAAGACGCAAATCGTCAAGCTGCGCCGTGGTTTTACCTATTTGAAAACTAAATTCACCCTGTTACCCAACGGCAAGGTTTTACAGCAGCCTTGCCGTGAGAGTGTCATCCGGGAGCGCCGCAAAATCAAGAAGTTTTTCAACTTTCTGCAGGCGGGGCTTATGACGATGGAACAGATTCTCACGTCCTATATGTCGTGGCGCGGATCGCTTTTCAAAAAGCAGGCCCGCCGATCTGTTCACTGTACGGATTTGCTGTTCTATAAGCTCTACGGCATCATGCCGTGGAAGATAAAATCAAAACGAAAATCGAAAGCGAGGCACATTCAATGGAAAAATCTCTTGAACGCATCGACACCATCAATGCTGAAATCACCGCCCTTAAAAGCCTGCTGACCGATACCGACTATAAGGCGCTGAAACACGCCGACGGCGTTATGAGCGCCGAGGAATACGAGCCTATCCGCCAGCAGCGCGAGGAATGGCGCGACAAAATCAACGCGCTGGAAACGGAGCTGGCCGCAGCTACACAAGAGTTTGATGCGGAGATGGCCAAGATGGCCGCTGAGCAGGTAAAGGAGGGTTGAGGATATGAGGCTGTCTAATGGTGAGGTTCTGCTGCGCTGGCCGCTGGACATCCACGTTCTGACGCAGGGCTGGTACTACAACAACGGCGGCTTGCATCAGGCCGTAGACCTCCGCACCCAAATCGGCACCAACTACAAGCGCCCGGTATACGCCGCCGAGGATGGTACGGTAGATCAGACGCAGGATTGGGACGGGCACACCAAGACCGGGATGCAGAGCTATGGCAACATGGTTCGAATCAAGCACTCGCCCTACAAGGGCATGACCTTGCAGACCCGGTACGCTCATCTGTCCAGCTATTGCGTCAAATACGGTCAGCAGGTCAAGGAGGGTGACATCATCGGGTACAGCGGCATCACGGGCAATGTTTTCGGAGCGCACCTGCATTTTGAGATCATCCTAAACGGCAAGCGCACCAATCCGCTGACATGGCTGGATGGCGACTATACCCTCGCCACGGGCAAGGAGTATGAGTTCAACAGGGGCGAACATTCCGTTGTCATCCCGGACGCGGACAAAAAGCCCGCCGCCAGCCCCGCAGAAACGCCCTCTACGGCTCCCGCCGCCGAGGAGGGCAAAACTATTCAGGCTATGCTCATCGGGCCGCTGACAGCCGCCGAGGCGGCGGCATTTGACGCGATGGCCGTTGAGAGCGGCCTTGCCGATGATCGGTATGTCAAGTTGGCTGTTGATGCCGAGGGCAAGATGTTTATGCGGGCGGCGACCCTCACCGGCATGGACGCTATGCGGATGTACGCGCTGGCGCAGGCCAAGGGCCTGAAAGATAAATACTTTTCTGAGTATGTGGGGTAAAGCTATGAAAAAATTGTTTATTTCCCAGCCGATGCGTGGCAAGACCGACGAGGAAATCCTCAAAGAGCGCAAGGTGCTGATTGCCGATGTGTACATGAAAACCCATGAGGAAATCGAGGTCATCGAATCCTTTTTCGAGGGCGCCCCGGCTGACGCAACGCCGCTGTGGTATCTGGGCGAAAGCCTCAAGCTGCTGGGTACCGCTGATTTTGTGGTGTTCGCCCCCGGCTGGCAGGATTATCGTGGATGCCGCATTGAGCACGATGCCGCCGTAGCCTACGGCATCCCCATCGTGGAGGTGTAAATCCGATGCAGTCGTGGAACATCGTCATCACTTCCCCGTGGCAGGTCGTGACAGCCATTGTCGCCGTAGCTACGGCATTTACAGCCATTGATAAGGCATGGGATACCCTGCTGGCGAAATGGAAAAAGCACAAAGCTCCTGAAGAAGCCCAGAACGCGGAAATCAGCGCCCTTAAAACCCAAATTCAGCAAATCACTCCCCGGCTGGATGCCGTGGAGGGGCAGCTGACTGCAATGGGCAAAACGGTCAATGACCTACACACAGGGAATCTGGCGGTGCTGCATGATCGGATTTATCAGATGTGCCGCCTGTGCATCAAACGCGGGTACATCACCGAGGATGACCTGAACAATCTGAAATACTTATACGACAGCTACCACAGTCAGGGTGGCAACGGAACGGGCACGGAACTCTATAAACGGGCCAAGGCGCTGCCTATCCGCATCGAAACCGAGTAAGGAGGACTAATTTATGGACGACGAAAAAATTACCACTACCGAGGATACCACCGCCAACACCTCCCCGGTACAGGATTTTTGGAAAAACCTTGCAGCGCTGCTCAAGGTGAAAACCATCATCACGCTGGTTATCATCGCGGTGCTGGCTGTGCTGTCCATCAACGGGAGCATCGAGCCGGATAAGTTTCTCACTATCGCCACGATGGTAGTGGCGTTCTATTTCGGTACCCAGAGCGAGAAAAAGCCATGAGTGCTGACCGACATACCAACTGACACTTGAGCGGGCATCCCGCAAATAGAATGCCCGCTTTTTTCGTTGCATCGTAAAATATGCCGTGTGACACTTTTGCTGACACTTGCCCCGGAAAGTGTCAGTCTGTCAGATTTTCGACTGACACGCGCTGACGCGGTTTCGCTGTGTGTCAGTAGGTTTGTCATGTGTATTTTCAGCGATATATCATCTTATTATTTCTATATATGACAATTCTGACACTTAAAATATAAAAAGATAATATATGGTATAGTATAGGCGCTAAAACTCCATAACGCCCATGTTTGCAGGTGCGCATACGCGCGTGCGCGAGAGTGTCACAGGATAGCAAAAAGCCCATCGGTAGATTTCACGGTCTGCCGATGGGCTTTTTCATTCGGGGTGTTTTTCAATTTTTTCCTCTACCGCGTCCATGATATAGCGGTTCAGGGATGTGCCCGCCGCCGCTGCGGCATCCCGCCAGCGCTCTTTTGTGCCTTTGGGGGTTCTGATCTGGATGCTGTCAGTTTTTTCACCGAGATACTTCATGGATGCGTTTTTCTGTGCATCTGTGTATTTTGCGCCCATTTTGGGGTACACCTCCTATCTAAAATATAATACCACATATAGGTATATGCTTGCTATATACATTTTGCATAATGCCACTCTCTAAATTTGCCCGAATCTTTGTTGAATTTGCGTATTGCATATATAGCAAGCATATACTATAATGGAACCATCGAAAGAAACAAGGCAACGCACAGGAGGACATCAAAATGAAAGCGACCCGCACACACTCCGGCACCTACCGCGTGGAACTCACCTATACCGAGGCCGAAATCCTCTACGGATACGGCACCAAGTATATGTATCTGGGCACGGCCCTCAAGATGCCCAACGCCAAAGATGGCATCGTGATTTGGGTCGATAACAAGTTTGAGATCATCCATGATTTGAACGCTGCCGAGCCTGAGTGCCCGTATGAAGATTGAGGAGGTAAGTCATGAAAATAACCTGCATTGATGACGCAAGGTCTTATGAGCGTGTTCTTTACGCTCTCCGCTCTTTGCCGCAAGGCAAAGCCGTCCGTAGTTATGTGGACGATGTCAAGCGGGATTTGCGGGCATTCTACCATCGCCCAGAGAGCCGTGTCAAAATCATCACGGCTGACTATGATAGCGGCTGGCAACTTATCACTTTGACTGCTAAGACAAAAGAGGATGCCGATGTCGAATTTAACGACCTCTATTATCGTGATTGCGCCTCATCGCAGTATGACTGCACGGGTCAAATGTTCACCATTTTCTACAAGTTGTTCAAGCGCAACGGGCGCTGGATGGCATATCATCACTTCGCTATGGACGTTTAAGGAGGAAAACACCATGATTAACAACGAAACAATTATTTACGAGCTGTGCAACAAATATCAGTGGTTCACCTGCGGCAGTGTCCGCCAGTACGAAAAAGCACTGACAATGGCAAAGGGCGGTGTTTCCATCACGGAGCTGGCCCGCGTCATCTGGATTTGCAGTGATGATGTTCCCTATTTCGACATTCTGACCGCAATCAGCACATCCGGTTATACCGAAAACAAAACTAAAACCGAGGAGGATAAATAACATGAAATACTATCCCATTGACGAGGACGCGGCTCGCCGCGCCAAACAGGCAAACAGTCTCAGCGATTATGCTGAGGGATCAGCGACCAGCGAATACCGCCGAGAGATTGATCGAGCGGCTACACTGGCGGAGGAGTGCAAGAAAGGCAAGACCGAGGCCCAGCAGGATAAGATTGACTACCTGCTTGACCGCTATGCCCGCCGACTGGCCGACAATATGAACGCATCAAATCGCAACCGGGCATCTTGCCCGTCTGTCATGGTCGCCGGATGGTCTAACTTCCCCGTGCGTAAGAAGCAGCAGCAACTCTCCCGTGACGACACCCTCATGCGGGAATGGCGGGATATTCAAGGCATCCTTGACCAGATTCGGGCTGTGGGTCATGGCGGCATCAGCGGTATGGACGCCGATGCGCGGGAGCGCGTACAGGCAAAGCTCACCGAGCGCGAGGTCATGCAGGAAAAGATGAAATCTGTAAATGCGTACTGGCGCAAGCATGGGGCGCTCGTAGGCTGTCCGGGACTTTCGGATAAGGAAGTTGCCCGCCTCACGGTATCGATCTCTCAGAGCGCGTCTACGGGGCGTTCTGAGCCGCCATATCCGCGATGGGCACTGGATAACAACGGCGCCGAAATCCGCCGCCTGCGCTCCCGCCTCGCCGTGCTGGACGCGCAGCAGGCGCAAGGCGATTCTGAGCAGACTTTTACGGGCGGTGTTCTGCGCATTACCCCGGAGCGGGTGCAGTTGGTTTTTGATGATAAGCCTGCCGCCGAGATACGCGATATTGTCAAGCAATGGGGTTTCCGCTGGGCGCCGTCACAGGGCGCATGGCAGCGGCAGAACACCGCCAACGGCAGATACGCGGCAAAGCAGGTCGTCAAGGCCATTGAGGAGGTCGCACAGTGAAAACCGGGAAATCTATCAAGTGCTGTCCGCTTTGCGGTGGTCGTATTGTTGTCAGTGTCCTATATCAGTGTTCGCTTGACTATGTAATGCGGCAAGATGGGACAATCGGCAATCGGTGTAAGCGCGGCAAGAGTAGCCCTATGGATGCAAGCACTGCCGCTTGTGAGAACTACCGAGCCTGCGATGCCCGGCGGGAAGTTGATGACTTTTTTTGTTGATAGTGATAGGCGCTTTTGGGACTATAAATATAGCAAGGAGGACAACTGAAATGGTTAAATACATCAAAGGCGATGTACTAAATTGCGAGGCTACACTTGTAGCACATCAGGTGAATGCGTTCGGAGTAATGGGCGGTGGCATCGCGGCGGCAATCTGGCCGCTGCTGACCCCAGAATCCCAGAGCGCCTATGTGGAGAGATGCCGCCACAACGCAAAGATCCCAGTAACTGAGTGGATGGGTAGCATCCAGATTTTGGACACAAAGCGCGAGGAGCTGAAAATCTGTAATCTGTTTACGCAGTTCCCCGCCCCAGTTGATGGGTCGTTTGATTTGACCGCCTACAACTATCTGCGGCAGGCGCTCGACCTGCTGAGGGTCTATGCCGTATTCAATGATTATGACATCGTGGGTGTCCCGGCCCGCATCGGATGTGGCATTGCTGGCGGTGACTGGGACAAGGTTCAGCGTATCATTCACGATGTCTACGATGATTCCGGCATTACGATGCTGATCGTGGATAATCAATAATTCTCTTTGCATCGCGCCTGCAGGGCATCCTGTGGGCGTTTTCTTGCGTGTATATGCTTGCTATATACATTTTGCACAACATCGCTTGTCATTTTCTCCCGAATCTTTAGCAGCTTTGCCTATTGTATATAGCAAGCATATACTATATAATAAAATCATCGAATGAAACGGCGGTTGCAACCCGCCAATCAGATGAAAGGAACGATACATTATGACGGTTTTTGAAGAATTGACAAAAGGAATGAAGTTCAGCGAACCCGTGGAAGATATCAAAAAGAACATGGTAAAAGTCTTTGAAAAGAATTTCAGATGCCCTCCATGGAATGACGAGTACGAGGAAGGGTGCAAGGAGTTCATCGGCCTGATTTTGGCTATGTTCCGAAAACTGGTAAAAACGCAGGCAGACCCTACGAATCCTATCAGCAAGTATGGGATGACATTGTAGATGGATTTAAGCGTTCACCAATCGCTGATAAGTTATAAGCCGAAACACCCTGCAAAGGGTGTCTACGGGAACAGTCGCCGTGCGGGGACATTTTTATATAAGGAGGTCTATATAATGAAATTTGAACAGAACCCTAAACGCTGTTATATGTGTAACAAGGCATTTTCGCAAGCTATAAAGCCCATTCCAGTTATAGGTGGAAAGTGTGCGCCCGGTTATATTTGCCCAACTTGCTATAATAAATTATTTAGGAGGGATAAACAAGAATGATGAAAAAGACCCGAAACGCCGCCCGGTGCTGATGATGGCAGGCTAGAGAGGAAAGCTAAAAGATGATGTATGATTGGCAATTTGAGCCGGATGCAGTGGACGTCGCGGCAAACAACGGCTACGACCTCGGATTAAGAGGCGGTGAATCCTACAAAACAGAGAGTCAAGCAGTCTGGCACGGTAAACGATGGATGATGCAGCACGGCAGAACAGGAACAATCGTAGCGGTTCCAGCAATCGCCCCTGACCCGTATTGCATTACAGAATGGTGAAAAAATCAGAGCATTGAAAGAGGTGATTTCCAAATGACCTATTGCGCAATTCGTCTGGAGCCGTATGATGCTGGGGCATACATCACGGCATCTAACAGCCTGCGTACCCTAATGCGGGCTACAACGCGGGCTGTGGGGCAAAGCGGCGAGGCGATGATATACAGGACAGATGATTTGACTGTCATCCATGTTTCACTTTCCGGCGTACAGGTATACCGTCCAAAGGATGGAGCATTCCCCGTCGCCATCAAACACGCGCATTTGGGCTGGATAGATGTCAAAGTGGAGAATGTGGAGAAATAAGAAAAGCCGGAGGCATTACGCCTCCGGCATTTTTACTGTAAAAACAAACACCGAACAGCCAACAACTATCGTTATCAGCGGTTCGGATGCTCGTACAATGGTGGGAGCTGGTGGATTCGAACCACCGAAGCATTAAGCAGCAGATTTACAGTCTGTCCCCATTGGCCACTCGGGAAAGCTCCCATATTTTGTTTTGTGTCTGCCGTGTCACCCGGCGACGTATGTTATTATAGCAAAGGTGTCTCCAAATTGCAAGCCTTTTTTTGAATTTTTTTGAGATTTTTTCAAAAAAGTTTATTCTGCTCGCAGCATCGTGCAAAAACTATACTTGACATCCTTTTGCGGTTAGCGTACATTTATATATAGTAGAATATATAAGCAACGGGAGGTTTTTACA